TCACGCTCTTTCTCACGCTTCGCAGCGGCTTCTTCTTTCGCCTTTTGCGCCCGCTTCTCACGCTTTTTCTTTTCCGCTTCGGTCAGCGGCGGTCTGCCACGACCACGCTTCGGGGGTGTTGCCATGTATCAGGCCTCCTTGATGGGCTTCCAAACAGGATATGCGTATGGATGCTTTGCAACGCCATTCCACAACCATTTATATGGATAACCTACGCAAGCGGACTTTGTGATCGGCCCAGCAATCGCCATCACATAGCCGTTTTCATCTGCATCTTCTTTCTTAGGTGGTTGTTCAAATGTGCTTCTCCACAAACCCTCAAACCCGATTTCGCTATAAGAAACGGTTTCAAAATAATGTGTAGCCATCCCAAGTTCTTGCTCAATATCGTTAAGGATGCTCTTGTCATCCTCGTCCGCTTCGGTTTCGAGAACAAGGTAAATTCGCTTTTTCATGCTCTCACCTCTTCATCTTCATTTCGATGTTGTCCAGCGTCCCCGCAATCCACCAGACGGAACAGCAGTTGTCCAACTGTCGCCACCAAGCGCACTTTTCTTTCTCGCATACGCACCGACCAAGCGGATTGCTGGTCATTTTCATTGGGCAGTAAAGTTCGTTATCCATCAGTACTCCTTTTCGATATGAACCCTTGCAACGCCGACCATTGTATCATCATGGCATTCCATAATCCTACCGTGACGGAGCGACACACAGTTATATGTAGTGCCACCGTAAAAGCCAGAATTGTCAGTAACCTCGCTTGTCTTCATAAGAAGTTCGCCTTTGTAGTAAAACGGTTCTCCTTCCTTGAGCGAATCAAAACGAACTCTCTGTTTGCCATGCTCTCCACGAATTTCCATTTTTACCTCCACCCCATCACAACAGCCGTACAAACAGCCAAACACACGTTGACGAACAGCCAGACGAGCATTGCCTGTCGTTCTTCAAATAGGTTGTCTGCCGTGTTTTTGATTGTCCGTTCAGACTGAACTACCACCGCCAGCAGGACTAGGCAGACTAGCCAACGAGTTACAAATTCAAACATTGTTAGCTCCACCTTTCTCTCAGCTCTTTTTCGACCTGTTCTGACTTTGCGGTGATGTAATCTGCAAACTCGTCAGGTGTCATGTCCTCTTCTTTGAACTTGCCGACCATCTCCCAGTACCTGTCACCGATACGGATGATTTTCTGCACCTGTTCATCGGTCAGGTCTGCATCGCACCGAATGTTCTGAATTAGTGCGCCCCATGTGGCAGCGATGCCATCCAGAGCCATGCGGAAGCCGTACAACTGGTTCTGCCGTGCGATTTTGCGGAGGTTGGCTGACATCGCCTGTTTTCCATTTGAAGGGCGGTTTCTACACTTATTCATCTGACTGCTCCTTTGCTTCAAGGCGAGAGAGCCAACGATCAAGCTTTATCTCGGCGGTCTTGTAGATTTCCTCCGAAACCCTTGCCTTGATACATGGTTTTGAATCAGACAAATAGACCGTAAACGCAACTTTAATGTCTGCTAGTTCTTCTAGCAGATTTTCTTCGCACTCTTCAACACTCTTCGGTGTCGGGTTCGTGCAGTCCAGCGCACGGCGCAGCTTCAACGCAGCCTGTACCAACTCAGATGCTTCTTCTGCCAACTGTGCCAAGATTTCTGTCTTAGGCAGGATGTCTGAAACTTTCTTGCTCATTCTTTTATCCCTTCCATCTTTGCGCCGCAGTTAGGGCAATAATCAAAATCCGATACACGTTCATACGGCGAGAGTTTGTATTCTGCTCTACACTTGTCACACTCGATTGAGTTGCTTTCATGGTCGCAAATCCATTTTGCTTGTCGTTCCTGTTCTCCTTTCAGCCAGTTGTTCAGCTTTGCCATGCAAGATGGGCAAAGAAACGGTTCATCATAGCAATCGCAACTCCAGTAGTCCCATGCGTCATGCACGTTCTTGTCAACCAGAATCACGGCATTGGGCTTATGCCTTCCCATCTCATCGGGCGGTTCAGGGTTAAACACTTCTCCGCAACGGTCACATTTCATGCTCATTCTCTTTCTCCAAACTCTTTAGTAGTCCATCCACGTTATACCGCCAATGGACACGCAGCCTTTTTGCCTTGACCTCTATCCCCTCTTGCTCTGCCCACTGCCAAGGGATGCTCTTCCGGCTCTCGGTATAACGAAATGCTAGAACCTTGCTGGCAGGGATTGCAAAGGTGCGGTTGACTGCCCTGTAATTGACTATCACATGGGCGGTCTGACCGCTATACCCCATCGCATCCACCATGTCGGTGATGTGCTTTTCCTTGCGGTATTTGCACTTTGCCTTGTCGTACTTGCCGAACACCTTTTCCAGAGGAATAGAGGGCGTTTCTATGGTTTTCAGTTCAAACAGGTGATTCATCGGGTATCGGTACACAAGGAAGTCGCAGATGTTGTCTATGGAAAACGACAGGTTCTCGTTGCCACCGTAGTAGGTGGCAGCACTGTCTTTCAGCCGGTAGCACCACGCATCGGACGGGACGGATGCTTTGAAGTCTGCTTCAAACTGTTTGCCGGTGTTCATGATTCAAAATCCGGGAAGCCGGGAAGATACATCCAATGCGTAACCGTGCCGTCGGCTAATTGGTATGTCCTGTTCCATTCCTTTGTTTTGCTGTCAAGCCATCCGATGTCTCTAAAGCATTCTCCGTTAGGTCTTACAACCACAATCAAGAGAGGTTCATCGTATTCTGGCCTTTTGTCCTCAACTCTTATCCACGCCTCCGCTCCAAACGCTTCCTCAGGAAAAAATTTCGCCAAATTGCTATCGCACGTCTTTACAGAAACACGACGCACATTCTCAAAAATTTTGTCCGAACCAACAGGAAGCACAACCTCAAGCGTGCTTTCCTCAAGATTGTTTGCTTTACAAATCATCCTCGTTCACCTCTAAATTCACTTCCGAGAAACCGCTTTTTGCCACGTTCCCGGTGCTTGTCCTCACAATCATGGTGGTACACGCTCTGGCTGTGGTTCAGCTCATACACGAAAGCCTTGCGCTCCTCGAAGTCTTTCTTCTCTGCCTTGTACTTCTCGCAAGTGTCGTGGCAGGCTTGGTGGCGTGATGTGCAGTTGAGACAACAGGTAATCATTGTTTTACCCCCATTGTTCGGACATAGCTTTTGCCACGCCCGGAAAAGTCTTTGCGCGATTCTTTGCGCGGTCGGTGGTAAACATACCCTTGTTGCGCTTATCATGCTTATGTGCGTAAGAACCAGACGGACACCATGTTGCGGTAGGTTCTACGATGTTTGTCGGGTACAGCGGCGGTACGCCGCGCTCCCACAGTAGCGTTTTCTTGCTGTACGGATGTCCGTACTCGTAGGGCTGGATTGCCTGCGTAGGCTTTGGGTAATCAAAAATCTTGCTGGGTGTAGGATTCTCAATCACCACTTTTTCGCAATCAGCTGCCCACACGGCAAGAAAAAGCGCCTTGCCGCACAATCCCTCATAATACCGGGAAAGATTGAGCTTTCCTCCCTTGTACAGGTGTCTTGCTCCCGCGTTGCTCGTCTTTGTGCAGGGGACAAATGCGATAATCATATCCCAGCGGGGCACATCATGCGCGATTCCGTCCATGGTCACGACCTGCCCCCCCCTCAATAGCCTTTAGGCAGTCACCGAGAATATGCCATTCTGGATGCCCGCCGGACGGTTCAATCAGGTCGCAGGAATAGGCTTCGTGACCTTTCGCCCGGAACGCTTTACAGACTTCCTGCGATTCCTCACAGGCAACTAAAACCTTCATCTTTCCAAACGCCCGTTTAGCCAGATAGCGCAGCTCTTATATAAGGTAGGCGGTCAACGCTTTACAGGTCAGAACGGAAGGTCATCCGTGTTGCCCTCAATCACAGAAAAGTCATCGTTCCCGCCCTGCGAGTAGCCGGAGCCAGACCCACAAGCCAGCGTCTTCTTCGGTCTGACCTCATAGTCGCCGGAACGAATCTTATCCACGCTGGTAAAGCGGTCAACGACCAGCTTCGTCTTGACGTTGCCATCGTTGCCCATGTACTCTTCCTCACGGAGAACCACGCCGACCAGCTTGCCACGCAGGGTCTTTTCATCGTTGTTGAACTTGTAGCCGGGATTGGACTGCTCCACAGCGGTGATGAAACCCTTGAAAAACGGCAGCGCCTTCTCTTTGTAACTCTTGATGGTCTTGCCGCCCCATGCCCATTCGCCCGGATTCAGCTTGCCGCGCTCGATAAGGGAAGCGGTCTGCTCACGCCAGTAACCCTTGAACTCGCCCTCTGCGACTTCCCACTCGATGTTCAGGCGCTCCTTTGCGGGTTCGTCCGTTGCCTTGCAGATACCGGCAACATAGCCGCCAACAGGCAGGTCACGGCGTTCGGTGGCTTCCTGCACGTCATTCCAGTTGATGTTCTTCATCTGTTACTCTCCTTTGTTATCCGGCTGAACCGGGATGTTGTAATACTCACGGATGGTTTTGTCTACGGCGGCGAGGTCGTTCTCGATCAGCGCATCGTTGAACATCCCAAGCGGGGTTTTCACGGTGTCCATCCCATCATTGCGAGTGCTGAACAGGTATCGCCCATCCTGCACAACGGTTTTCAGAACGATGGTGAAGTACCCTTCCACGCAGACCTTCTCGTCCAGCAGCTTGCCGATGGTCTTAAACTTCTCGCCGCCGTCTCCGTCGCGTTCGCTGTGCCCGAAAAAGTAGACCACAACATCGTCCGGCAGTTCCTTTGCCCGCATCAGCAGAGCGTTGAAGTTGGCTGCCATGTCGGTAAACTTCTGGAATCCAGCGACCTTTGCGTTCCTCATGAACTCGCCTGTCATAAGGTAGGTGGCATCGTCAATGACGATGGACTTACGCTTGGTGCTGTGGATTGCAGCGTCAATCTTGCCGTAGTCGTTGGTGATATAAGTTTTCATGTTGCTGCGGAACGGTAGCGGCTTGCCAAGCACGTTGATAATCGCAACCTGTTCCGGGTCAAAGTTCCGAAGCGAAGCGGATTTACCGCTGCCGGAGTGACCGTAGACCATTACTAATACTGCCATTTTCTTTCCTTTCTTCGGCTTCATTAGGCTTCATTGTTCTTGCTTTGGCTTAATACTGATGTACAAAATCAACCAGCCATCAGTTCTGCCAACTGTGCACGGAGGTCTTTCAGTTCTGCTTCCCTGTCCTCGATTTCAGACTGCAAGTCCTCAATCTCAGCCAGCCGGTCAGCTTCTTTGGCTTCCGCCATCTGCTCGTTGGTCATAAAGTACACGCCGTCCTCCGGCTCGGTCACGCCACCGAATCTGTCAAGGTTAATCATCTTTTGGTCTCCCTCTTTTACGTTCCTCTTTGATTTGCAACGCACTGTACCACTGGTCTTTGTCAATTTCGATGGTAGACCACCGGTGGTTACAGGCAATGCACTTCTTGCGGCGAACGATGCTATCGTGGTCTGACCGGCTGTCAACCGTTGTAATGTTGTCGCTGCCGCACATTGGGCATTTCATCGTGCATCCCTCCACCCGTTCGTGTGGTGGGCAACCCGTTTGATTTTGCGGCATTCTTGCTCGCTGCGTTCGTCCGTCTCCTCGCTGACTGCCAACGCACACAGCAAGATAGCCGTTGCGAGAAGCCCGCAGGACACGATCACCCAGCCAAGCATCTGCGCTGTGGTCTGGCATCCTTGAATCGCATCACCGCAGCCAACTGCTGCGATAGCTGCGACCAGACCGAGCATGGAAAGCGCCATTCCTTTCAAAGTTTTCATTGGTTCTCCTTTTTGCTTCCAAAATTAAAAATCCACACAGTTGCCATCACGGCAGCCGCTACGATGATTCCCCATGTGCCTTTTGTGCCGACCAGCAGTTCAACCAGATGTACCAGCCACAGGTTCAAAAGGAACACCGCCAACACCACCGCAAGAACAGTGCCCCATATCATAATGATTTCTACCAATGCTTTCATTTCTATCTCCTTTCGTTTATTTTTTTCGCCATTGCAAATCACGTCTATGCCATACTTTGCCACTGCAACACCTATCTACGCAATTCCTTCGCTTTTCATTGCTTTTCCTCGCGCTGCCTCGCCTCCGCTTATCAATTCCACTCATCGCATCTCTTAGCCTTTGCGATGCACCGCCTCTCAACGCCCCCGCTGCTCACGTCGATGTTTCGCCTTGCCGTTGCTTATCAAAGCTACGCCTTGCATCCATAGCCATTGCCGCTCAAGTCGCTTCGTATCTAGGCATTTCCTTAGCATTTCTGAGCCAATCGTCACTATGCCTTTGCCGGGCGACGCGCGCCGCGGCTAAGCCATGCCCTCGCGGTTAGCCGAGAATCTCGTAGGTGAAGCGGCCTTTGCCACTGTTGCGCCACTGGCCCAGGCCCCGGAGCTTGCCGTAGTCCAACCACTCACGCACGACCTTCTCGTGAGAATCGTCCAGAAGAACGATTTCAAACTCGCAGGTCGAACCAGCGGGAATCTGCTCACTGTTGGCAAGGCTGACGCGCTCGCCCTGCGCGGTCTGGGCGCGAAGCGGGCGCTGGCACTCAGTAATCTCGCCGTTCACATGAATGGGAATCATGCGGGGCTGAACGAAAATCAGCCCATCAATGACCTTCTTGTAAGCCGTCAGCTTGCCGCTTTCGTTCACGGCCTTCTTCTTGCCAGTTTCGGTCTTGCCACCAATACGCCCCAGCATCCCACAGGAATCCTTGAAGAAGCCCTTGATCTGGTAGTCATACAGTATGGGTTCGCCGTTCTCGTTGCGAGGGAACACGGTCATGCCTTTATCTGCCACAGCATCAGCGCCCAGAGCGGCAACTTCGTCCTCGATGGTGTTTGCATCAGGGGACTTGCTGGCGATGAACTCTCGCGCGATGTTCTGGTTGCTAGGCCAAGTGCCGAGAACTGCTTCGATGAATGTGATTCTGACTTTGATTTTTTTCATTTTTGCTCACTCTTTCTTTCTCAATGTGTTCCAGCCGGTCTTTCTCCCGGCTGTGCCAGCGGATTTCTCGCTTTCCGTAGTTATCTACCGTTCATAGGTCAACTCCCCTGTTGCGAGCATCTGTGACACTTCGCCGTAATGCTTGCCCAGCTTGTCCGCAAGGGCTTGTACTTCTCCGATGGATGGAAACGTCTTTTCCGGCTTCTTTTTTTCTTGCGCTGCCTTCTTGCGCTCCCTGTCACGTTCTTTGTCAACCTTGCGCTTGCATTCTGAACAGTACTTTTTTGTCGGTCTGACCACGCCAAGATACAGGCCGCAACGCTCACAGTACTTAATCTCCATCCACTTCACTTGCCTTTCTTAAAGCTCTTTCATTGTGTTCAGAAAAGCACTGGTCAAGAAACTGGATGAACTTTGCGATTTTCTCTGCATCTTCCGGTGTGCAACCATTTTCCACAAACCGCCTTGTCGTCTGCTCACGCTTGAAATCCGAGTAGGTCTTGGCCGCAGCGTCAATGGCAAACTTGGCTTCTTCCGGGTATTCAAGGTCAACCTTTAAGGTGATAATCTGCTCCATGTTCAGTCCTCCCATCCTCCGAAATCTTGCTGTTCTGCAATAGCCCTGGTCTCGATTCTCGGCGTGATGCCCAACTTCTTGAGCTGCTCATGGATGAGCTTTTCACCCTCGACCGTCCAAACCGTCGTGTTCGGGATATAAGTCTTTCCGTTGGAGCGCTGAATGGCTTTGCCTTTTCGATTCTTGGTGTATCCCTTGCCTTGATAGGGCTTGTACAGCACCCACTGACCATCGCTGTCTTTATACTGAACTCGCTGGCTGTAAAGTAGCTTGTTCAACTTTTCAGCAGTCAGACCGTAGTCCTTTGCAATGCTGGTGGCTGTCCGGCAGTTATCCGCAATGCACACAGCTCGAGCGAACTCCGCATCCGGCGTCAACTCTGCAATCTGCTTGTCCTTCTCCTCCAGCTCCTCATGCGCTGCGATCAGTGCAGTTGCAAGAAGTTGCGAGCGGGTAAGCTGCGGTGCGTTGTAGCTTCCGGTCTTACGGATTGCAGGAAGCACATCGTTTGTGACCCATCTGCGAAACGGTGCTGCTTCTGGCTTGTCGCTACGGAGGATGACGTGGTACAAACCGCTTTCGTTGACAATCACCATTTCCTGTTTGCCGCCAAGGGTGTCAATCAGGCTGACGCCCTTTTCGTCATCATCTAATCGGTTAGCAGCCATGCGGTTATTGCTAATACCAAGCACAGCGCACACGTCTTTCAGAACGAACCATGCTTCGCCGTCCATATCAACCGTGCGAACTTTGCTGTTCTGATATTCAAAAACTTGAATGTTTGCCATTTTTTCTCTCCCTTCTTACGCTCCCGAATCCTGAATATTCAAAATCCGGCAGATGCTTTTCTTGATGCCGGGCGTTTCCAGCTTCCCTGTCTTAACCTTGAAAAGGTAAGAACGATCAAAATATCGTCCGGTGTCCTCCTTGACTTTTTCAATCAACCAGTCATTGGTCTTGTCTTTTTGGATAAGAGCAATCTCGATTTGTTTGCCAAAGTCACACAGAGGTTTTTTTTCAGCCATTATTTCACCTCCGGCTATTGATTTTTACGCATAAGTGTAATATAATGAAGTTGCTAGAAATCATTCATTACGCCTTCGCGGTACGGTCTTAGTATAATACGCTTTCGCGTAAAATGCAAGGCTTTTTTAAGCGTTCGCGTAATTTCAGCAAACCTTACAATGCGAGGACTGGAATTATGGCAAACTTGTACGAAAATATTGAAAAACTCTGCAAGCAGCGTGGAGTAAATGTGACCACAATGTGCAAGGAATCGGGTGCAAGCCGTGGGTCTTTGACCGATTTGAAAAACGGTAGAAAGCAAACCTTGAAATATGAAACGCTCGATAAGATAGCTTCTTATTTTGGAACAAGCGTAGATACTTTGGTTTCTGGCGAACATAAAGAAAACCCGCCCCAGCAGCCGCAAAGCGAAGTCGATGCAGCAGTGGAGCGGATTAGAAGAAAACTTGAATCTATGCCGAAGGAACAGCGTGAAGCTCTGATGAACCTGATCGAGAAGATGTAACGTTCATGCCCGGTAAAATAAAAGAATCCCTTGTGCCGGGCTGGTGTAGCTCTGCGCAAGGGATTTTCTGTTATTCCAGGTCTAGTGCTTGTTCAGCTGCCGGAATCTTCTCAGGATGTTCCAGCAGCCATGCAATAAATCGGTCAATCTTGGCTCTTTCCTGTTCACTCATTGTGGCATATCCTCCCGATCGGTAAGTACGGACGTTCATTTGATATGATTATACATCTTTCAGTTGTGTAGTCAATACTATTTTAACAACTTCGTAAAAATTGAACGTTTTCTTCGCATCCATTACTTCACATCGGGGAAGCCACGAGTGTTTAAGTCAAAAGGGACAACGCCTATCCATCTTTCCTCCAATCACAGCTCTACGAGCTGTCCGTCAATGCGTTCGATACTGTCTGCTGGGTCACGTCCATCGTCTAAGGCGGCTACGGCACGTTCCAAGATGCCTTTTGCTTCGAGGTAAGCATCTTTATCAGCTTCGTACCCAGAAAGGCTCAGGACAAGCTCCAGCGTCCGTCTGCGGGCATATGGAATAATCAGAGTATCTACGGTTCGTTTCATTAGCTTTCCTCCCACGGTTCAGGTGTGTGCGGTTGCCCATCGGGAACGCTTGCAGGCATTCCGTCGATGATCGGCATACGTTCATGGTTCCAGATTACAGTTTCTTTCATTTTTGTTCCACTCCTCTTTGGAATTTTTTGACAATACAGTTATAACATAGGCTGCTGTTGGTTCTCCATAGCAGCTTTTTCCATTTTTTGGCTTGTCGAACCCGGCAGTTTTGCCGGATTTTGTTGAAAGGGTGAGAATTTATGGATGAGTATTTAGTAAGAACAGCCAAAGCATTAGAGATAGCTCGAATGCGTTCCGGCTTGAGCCAGCAGAAGTTGGCGGCAAAGATGGGTGTAAATCGTGGCACGATAGCAAATTGGGAGCAAGGTCTGGCAGCCATCTCCCTGCCGATGGCTATGCGCTGGTTCACCTGCTGCGGCGTATCAGTGGCTCGATACATGGACGCTTGCATTCACCCAGGGCTGCTGGAACACTTGGAAGATAACCTTTCTGATTTGGAGAAACGGCGGATTCTTATAGATGCTATGATGGAGTGCTCCTCCTATGAGATAGATGCCTTGCTGTATATCCGGTACGGAGATCACGGCTCAGACCACATCGGCGTGTTGACAGAAATTTTGGCAAACCTCCACACGCCGTTGAAGGATAGGGTCGCTGTCTGCCGGATGGTGTCTGGTAGCTATGAGATGGCACAGGCCACCGGAACAGACCCAGACCCGAACGGAACCGCCCCAAAGATGGAGATTCTCTATCAGGCACAAGACGCTGGAACAGAAGCTGCTATGAAGTCCAATGATTCCTATACCGTTAATCCCAATAATATAACTGGCTGATTGTCGAATTATCGCAGTTTTTGCGGAACATTTTGTACACGTTCATCCACTTTTTGTACACCTATCTGGCAAATTTACCTTGTCATTCCGTCCCCCATAGTCTGTAAATCGACAACATTCGCGCGGAATAAATAACGAATTATCATCAATTTATTGTCTGTGATTGGTCGGCTTGTCAATCTGTCCCCCATAACACTGGCTTAAAAGTTTTTCATCCACTTTTTGTACACGTTAGGTAAACCTAACCGTTAAACGTTTCAACCTTTCGGATGCTGAACATCTGTTTATTTAGCGATATTCGCTTTGTATTTTCCACTTTTTAAGAGAGAAAGAAAAGATTTTGTGGAAAATTTTCTTCTTCTGCTATTAGTAGAAGTTATTTTATAATCTTGTTAATAGTCTTGTTTTATATAATGTAAAGAGGTGTACAAAAAATGGATATAGGTGTACAGATTGTGGAAATAGGTGTACGAAATGTGGACAGTTAGGTGTACAAGAAGTGGAAATAGGTGTACACTTGCTGTTGATTTGTACACCTATCTGTGATATACTCTTATACGAGAGGAGGCGTGATAAGATTGTCTGATATTAAAGGCGGGAACTTGGTTGAAAAAAGCAGACAGCTTGTTTGGGCAAAGTTCACTGATTATACAGCAGGAGAACTACGGTTACTTGAAGTGTATCTTAGCCGCATCAATCCGAGAGACCCTGAAACTTCAACGGTTCAGTTTACGTTACAAGAGTATTGCGAGTTTTTGGGGTTGAAAATCAACTCTAGGAATTTGAAAGCACAGGTCAAGCATTTCATCGACAACTCTGTTGAAGTTCCTAGAGGTGACGGTTCAGGCTCGTTTGACCTGTATCCCCTGTTCAGTAGAGCAACTGTAAACTTTGAACCTAGTTTAATGAATATTACTGTGTCATTGTGTTGCAATCCGCTTCTGCAACCTGTTTTCTTCGACATTGCGGAGCGTGGATATGTCAAGTATCGCTTGCGCTACACAGCGAATATGAAATCGCAGTATAGCATTTTGCTGTATTCAATTCTCCGAGAGTTCATCGGACGTGGCGTGAGCCAGCCCGAAATTACGTTGGATAGATTAAGGGAACAGCTTGGTGCAAGAGAACCTAGCTATCAAGAGTTCAAGCATCTTAGGCGGCGTGTCATTGATATTGCGGTAGCTGAAATAAACGAAGTATCAGACCTGTGCGTTGAATATGACAAGGTCATGAGAGGTCGCAATGCAGTTGCTGTGAAGTTCAATGTAGCTTTCAAGTCTAATGAGCCAGTCATAGACGTGGAAGCTAACGAGGTTGAAAGCGTAGAGTTAAAAGATGTTCCAAAGAGCCAACGACCTGCCAGAAAGCCCCGCAGCGGCGCATACGAGGATGTGGATTGGGCATCTATTGCGCCGGAGATGTCTAAAAGCCAGTGTATCTTGACCGCAAAGCTGGTGGCAAAGAGATTGCCGGAGAAGTATCCGAACATCAAGCCTAACAAGAAAAAAGAAGCTGTTGTGAACATCATTGAGAATGCATACAGGATTCTTGTCAGCGAGCGACTTGATAGGATTGAAAAAGACCCCGGCGCTTATATGTACTCAATTTTGAAAGAAGCAGACCTTGACGATTATGCTACGTTTGATGATAGCTTCTTGAAGTAGTCAGATGTAGCACATTGAGCAGATGATGCAGAAAGGAGAAAGAGTATGGTTCCAATGTTTCCGAAAGGCTATGACAAGGACAAGTGGTACATGACTAAAGATGTTATGCCGGATAAAAGCCTAGAAGGATGGACGCGTGGGCTTTTACTTCGCATCGAAGATGAGAAAACAGGAGAAAAAAGTTCCACAATCGGCAAGTACGATACAATCAACGGCAAATGGTTTGATTCCGATAGTAATGAAATCAAAGGGACTGTAATTGCATGGCACGTCACGCCTGTGTTGTGGGTTGGAGACGAGATAAAAGCAGCATATCCGTTCTACTAAAAAGAAAGAGTGATAAAATGGCAAAAGTTCAAAGTTCCGTTTTGTACAGAGAAATAGCGAAATTGCGAGACAACTTTGACTGTAACAGAGTTGAGTTTTTCGCCGTTGGGGACGGAATTGATACGCCGATTCATGTAATGGTAGGCTCTCGTGGACATGGCACTGTAGAACCAGACGAAGCGATTGAGGAAGGAAAGGCGCTAATTGAAGCTGGTAAGGCTACAAAAAAATTTAAGTATAACGGTTATTTTGTAATATGGGGAGAATAAAAATGGCAAAAATCATAGCTGTCGCCAACCAGAAAGGCGGCACAGGAAAGACTACCACAAGCACCTGTCTAGCAGGTGCGTTGCAGTTGCTTGGCAAGAAAGTTCTGCTGGTGGACTGCGATGCCCAGTGCAACGCAACGGACACCTACGGCGCACAGACAGAGGACGTATGCACCCTGTTTGATGTGATGACACGGCAGGGAACGGTCGAAGAAGGGATCCAGCACTGTGAAGCTGGTGACATTCTGCCGTCTGATAGCGCGTTGAAGGACATTGACGAGCAGCTTGTCCGGGACATGGGCAAGAACTTCCGTCTGCGAGAAGCCCTTGAGAGCGTGTCCGGGCAGTACGATTACATTGTGCTGGACACTCCCCCGCAGCTTGGTCTTGCGCTTGTGAACGCGCTGATCGCCGCCAACAGTATCATCGTTCCAATCACAGCAGACCGATATGCACTTGCCGGATTAAGCCAGCTTTCGCAGACCATCGGCGATGTTCGCAGATACTTCAACCCAACTTTGAAGATTGAAGGTTTGCTTCTGAACCAGTACAAGAGCCGTGAGAACCTGTCCAAAGAGGTTGTGGAGCAGCTTCCTGTGATTGCACAGAGCATGGGGACAACGCTGTTGGACGTGAAGATTAGACCGTCTATGGGCGTTCGTAAAGCGCAGGCAGAGCGGCACAGCCTGTTCAGCGGCGACACGGCAAAGAGTACCAGCGCAGAGGATTTCAAGGCGTTGGCAGAGATTATTGTAAAAGGAGAAGAAAAATGAGCGGTGGACATTGGGATTATCAAAATGACAGCCTTGCAAATGCTATTTATCAGCACTGCTACCCAGATTATAACCTTGCAGATGAACGTGTAAAAGAGCTTTCGATTATTGCACGAAAAGAAAATCCGCTTGGAGACAAAGATTTAAGTATGCTTCTGTACGATTTGCTTTGTGTTTTGCATAGCTGTGATTGGTACAGAAGTGGCGACACTGATAAAGAGCAGTATAAGAAGGATGTACAGTATTTCAAGGAAAAATGGTTATGGAGCAAGGAATGGATTAAAGTGAGCGACCACTACCCCGAAATGGTGGATATAAACGGAGAACTTGAAAGCAATCCTGTCCTCGTTGCATCGCCGTTGACAGGAACAGATATTGCACAGTGTTACTTCTATCCAGAAGACGGTGGAAAACCTATTTGGAAAACAGATTGGTGTAATAATCTTGGAGCGACGCATTGGATGCCGTTACCAGAAGCTCCGTCCTTTGAAGATTCGGATTATGAGGAGGCTGACACAGAATGAAATCAACCAGCAAAAAATCCACAGGCTTGCTTGGCGGGTTTGATTTCCAGCCTATTTTTTCGGAACAGCCATTAAGCCGAAGTGAGCCAAAGGAAGAAGAAGTAAGCCAAGCAAAGCCGAACGAAGCCGAACAAGCACAGATTAAGCCCAATGATGCCACAGACAGCCATGCACAGCCTAATGAAGCACAGTTAAGCGATATTAAGCCGAAGCAAGCCAAAGACAGCGAAACACAGCCGAACAATGCCGTAGTGAGCGAAAGTAAGCCAAAGAAGCTGAAACAGGCGAAGGAAGTTCAACGTCTTATCGAGCAAGGCGATGTGTCCGGCGCACTAGCCGAAGCTGGCTTGACAAAGAAAAAAATCCCGATGCCGGAATCGCATCAAGGCGTTGCAAGTGGTGATGGCAAGCGTTCAAAGCGCATTACCATCCTTATGAGCGAGGAAGAGCGCAAGTACATCAACCGTGAAGCTAGACGGCACGGCATGACGATTGGACAGTTTGTGTACGCTTTGGCGGTTGCAGCGGCAGAGGGGAAGATTGAATTGGAGGATTTTTTGGAGGATTAAAAAAGGGGGTTCCGAAACGGAACGCCCCCCCGCCGTATCGTATCTTTCAGTATTAGGTATTGACTTTTAAGCACACAAATAGTATACTTAATGTGCGCTCAAAAGTGGAGGTGAACGCATGAGTGCAAAAATGGGAAGACCAAAGCTGGAAAACCCTAACAGTGTTCGCACAAGCGTCCGTTTGGACGTGAACACGGACAAGCAGCTTTCGGATTATTGTCAAAAAAACGGCATTTCTAAAGGAGAAGCTGTTCGTGAAGCTGTCCAGCAATGGCTTGAACATCAAAAATAAAAAAATCCCCTAAACTGTTCGGAACTTGGCAGTAACAGACAGTTTAAGGGATTACACTCCATGCGATTATGGGTGATAAATCCATTATATCATCTTCATAGTTGCATTACAAGCAAGATTTTTGTGGTAAAGCTAATGAACATTCCGGCAACGAAAGAAGAGATTCTCGAAAACTTTAAGAAAAACAGCAATGGTCGTTCGCTCAATAAGGATGATTACGAGATTGCAGAAGCATTATCTCGCATCACTTACAAGGCGTATGAGGTCGGCATGGAAGATGCCAAACAGTTGAATATGGAGGATATGATGGATAATAAGAAATGTAATGCACTTCACGTTTTTAAGAATAGTAGCTTTGGGCAACTTCGCACGATTGAAGAAGATGGGAAGATTCTCTTCTGTGCTTCTGACGTTGCGAAAGCACTTGGATACGCAGTCCCTCGCAAAGCTGTCTTTGACCACTGCAAGGGCGTAACAAAACGCTACGCACCTACAAATAGCGGTGTGCAAGAAATGAGCTTTATCCCAGAGGGTGACGTATACCGTCTTATCACCCATAGCAAATTGCCCGGTGCAGAAAAGTTCGAGAGTTGGGTGTTCGATGATGTTCTGCCGTCTCTCCGCAAGGATGGCTATTACAGCCTTGCACCGCAGGAGAACAAGCCTGATGCACGGGACAATGCAATCCTGCAAGTGCTGATGAAGAACACGGAAGTCCTGCAAGCCATCGTTCAGCAGAACCAGCAGATTATGATTGCACTTACCAACCTGTCTGTCAACGATGCAAAGCGCACGATGGAAATTCAGCCTTACACTTCCCATCAAGGACAGAAGGGTGACGGCAAACGTAGTAAGCGAATCACAATCCTTATGAGCGACAGCGAGCGGACGTTTGTTACGAGAGAAGCACGAAAGCACGGATTTACGGCAGGGGAGTACATCTATAACCTGTCCGTTGCAGCATCCAAAGACCAGATTGACTTGGGATAATCAGTTGTCAAGATAATAAGAGGGGGTCGGCGAAACACCGACTCCCTCTTTCGTTTACTTATCAGCAATGCAATCCCAGTAGAGATATGCCTTGCCATCTGCGGCATCTGCGTCCTCAAGGAACGCCTTTGCCATGTCAGCGTAGAAGCCCGGAGTGTCAACGGACTGACGCTTTGCGACCTGACAATAATCCGAGTACATCATGTTCATGACAGCCCAGAAATCGTTCGGGTCACAGGTGATATTGCGCTGTTTGGCAACGTCCTGCGTCTGTTCCAACGTCCAGTGACAGCCCTTTGTGCCGTCAGCATTCACCATGCTGTCGCACCATTCCTCCGCTTCATCGTGGGTAAGGTGATGGCGGGGCATCTTGATGGAGCGGCTGTCTGCACCGCCATGTTCGTACTGTCCAGACCGCTTGTCCCAGTCGCCGTTCTGCGAGAAGCCGATTTGCGGCATCTTGCGCCCATACTCTACGTCAGGGTAGCGGGGGATAGGGTAGGGGTCAATGTAGCGGTTTTCCTCCTGCGCATAGTATGGATAGCGGTCGTTGCCGCCTTCCAGCTTACGCAGGCGGCGTTCCATCTCACGCTCCCTGCGGTCACGCTCTTCCTCAAGGCGGTCACGCTCCGGCTCACGGTTTTTGTCGTGTTCACGGAGCATCATCATGCGGCGAAAATTAGTCTTGCCCATAATCTATACCTCCTCAAGAAATGGACGCGGGCGCACCAGCGTGGGAACGGCAGAAGCAGCCAAGATACTTGAACGTGCCGGTGCCAGTGGCAGACGTTGCCACACGGGTAGCATAACGAGTGCGAGTGTGGATGCTCTCAGCGGTTGCCTGAGCGCAGTTGCAGTCTGTCAGAGGGTATGCGGTCGTTCCTGCACCGATGGTGATGACCACAGGGGCGTTGATGGTGGTCGTGTCCGGCAAAGCCTGAGCAATGACCAGACAATATTTTTCTCCTGCTGCGTAAGAGCCAGCAGGGATATTGATGGTCAGCGTGTCATTGGCGAACGTAACGGACTGGCTCAGCACCAGATGCGGGCAGAGTTTGCAGCTTGTTTTGCAAGCCATAATGTTTTCCTCCTAAAAAATCAGGGGCAGAGGTGTCTTACCCCTGCCCCGATGGTTCACCCGGTTTTATCGGGGAGTGTGTTGGTTAGCAGCAGCCGCAACAGTTCACGCCCACGTTGGGGTTTGCCACCTGATAAGCGGGAATCGGACGAGGATTGACCCGGTTCAGGATGGTGTCGGTCTGGGCGCTCATCGCGGAGGTCAGAAGCGCATTCTGCCGATCTTGAGAAGCGGCGAACTTCAAGCTCTGGTTCTCAGCGGTCAGAGTGGCAATCTTGTCCTGCGTGAAGTAGTCCATCATGCTGCGGAAGTTGGCGTTGCAGTTGTCCACGATGGCGCGGGCGTTGTCTGCGATAGCCTGACGGGTAGCGCAGTCCTCCGTTGCGATGGTGTACTTCAGGTCGCCGATCAGCTGCTTGTTCTCGCAGCAGCAAGATGCAAGCTGCGTGGCAAGTGCGGTCTGACCAGCCTGCCGTGCGTTGCCCTCCTGCATGATGGCAAGGCTGATGGTGTTGTCGCCATTGGACACGCTGCGTTCCAGACCGTTCACCAGCTGTGCGTTCTGGTAGCCAAGCTGACAGATAGCACTGTTCACGCCCGCAAAGCCGTTCGCAATGTTGGCGTTGATGCCGTTGATCTGCGCCAGCTGGTCATAACCCAGAGAGCAGATGCCGCTCTGGATGCCCGCCAGAGAGCGGGAGGTATCCTGCTGGTAGAAGCCCTCAGACAGAGCTGCGCGGGTGTCGTTACCGCCCTGCCCGGTTGCGCCAGTGCCGACCAGATAGGGAATGTAGCTCGCCATACCGTTGTCGCCGCCGTTCCGGCCATAGCCGTTTGTGCCCCAGCCGAAGATGATAGCGAGGATAATAACAGCCCAAAGACCCTCGTTGCCGAAGAATCCGCTGTTGTTATTGCCGCCGTCCTGCCCGGCCAGATAGCCAGTTGCAAAATCGTCCATAACAAAACTCCTTTCAGTTTTGCGTATGCTATCCCACCGCCGTATGCGATGGGTGAAGCCAAACAAAAGCGGTTTTTGTCAAGTCCGCAAAACTGAGAAGCGTTTCGCTTAGAGGGATGCTTATTTTGGGATTGTTAAGTCAGCTTGGAGGGTTGTCTTTTTTATCTTTTGGGTCATCCCACTTTTTGCTGGAAGCACCAAAAATCAAACCAAGAATTAAAGGAACCCATATTTTGTCATTGCCACACAGATTGTTGATGTCAAAATCTTTTTCGGAATGGCTGTTTTCAAAATCATCCATTGTAAAGCCTCCTCACTTCGGAAGGGTCAAATTCAGGATGTTTGCCAGCTGGTTCAGGTCGATACCACGCTCTTTGGCGAGGTTCTGCGCCATCGTCCGAAGCTGTGCTTCGTTTTTGCCCTGAATCAGGTTCAGCCCCTGCATGATAGGAGCATTCTGCCCGCTTAACTGCTGGATAAGACCCATTGGGTTCTGCCCGGCACGAGCAAGGTTTGCAAGCTGCATGATAGGGCTGTGAGTAATCACGTCAAACGGTGAGGACATCGCTTATTCTCCTTTCTTCGCTGCGGCAGTGGGCTTCGAAAAGCTTTTCTGCCACTTTTCCAGCTCATCCAGCCGATGCACAAGGTCGTTGTACTGCTCAATAGGCACATACTGCTGTGTTGGTGCGGCGGTCTGCTGTGCCTGTTGCGCCTGCATCTGCCGCCATGCTTCCGGGCTGTAGAACTCCTGCACATAGGATTCACAGGTATCCGGGTTGAGCCGCTTGCAGTAGATCACGCCGCTGCGCAAGTCAGGGCAATAGGTCGGTCTACCGTACAGGTCGGACGGTATTGCCAAAAATTCTTCCCTGCTGGAAACAGGTCTGCCGAGCAGCCAGCCGCCGTCTTGTGCCGACTGCTGAACAGGCTGTTGCCCGTTCATCGACTGCGGACGCTGCGGCTGTGCCTGTTGCATCTGCGTATTGGGCAAGGAAGTGGCAAGCCCTACCGTACCCATGCCGCCGTAAGGATTGACAGGCTGTTGCGGAACGTAGGGCGCTCCGGGTGTTGGATAATAGCTCATAATACATCCCTCCTTGTGCTCCAAGTGTACCGCATCGGCAAAAAGTGAAGGACAACGAAGGTACAACGAAGGACAAAAAAGAAAAGCGCCCACACGGAAAAATCCGCATGAGCGCTTAACTGTTAAGGGTTTCACTTTGGGAGCAAGAATAAAATATCACGTTTTAGTTTGCACGGCAAGAGTTTCGACAAAACTAGTGCAAATAAGGCAAAAAATCAAGAGCGGAACTGCCCGTAGGCAATGCCGCTCTCTACAAAGGCCGTAGCCTTTCAAATCATAAATCGTATGGCGTATAATGCAAAGACGCATATACCGATAAAACAACGCCTATAAATGCACTATGCCAAAACGGAAAGGCGGCTTTTAGAACACTTGATGTCGCCTCAAAAATAATCAGAGCGAACAAAACACGGGATAAAAAGTGATATATTTTATTTGCCATAATTCATATAAAATCGTCTCCCGCATGGTACGCACTATAAGTAGGCGGGCGGGAGACTGGTCGGCGCCTATCTGGCAACCGCTTTTTTCATTCCCAGATAAAGCACTGGGCTAGCTGGCAAATATCCACCCTAATGCGCTTCTTCGAGAGGCCGGGTGGATTTGTTGAGATTATTATACCACAAATCGTGCAAAAAGAAAAGCGGCAGACCTGAAAGCCTACCGCTTCAATGCGTTTCGTGAGAAATCGCACCCAATTAAGATTATGGTATCACACATCCAGCATTTTTTCAATGCCTTTCAGCCGGTAGCCTACCGCCGTCCGGCTGTAATGTGTCTGTGCTGCAATGTCCGGCAGCGGGAGCCGCTCAACGTACCGCAGTAAGGCTATCTTACGGTCTACCCTCCCAAGCGGTGCGTTTTTGATGGCGGCGATCATCCTCTGTCTGTCAAGCCCTCGCAGCGCAGCGGGCAGCACTACACGAGCCGCCGCCACAGGCAGCACCGAGCCAGAAGGGCTGCGGCAGCTGTCCGGCGTTGCGCACCATATTGCCAAAAACGGCAAACAGGTGACATTTTGTCACCATTTTCGTGACGTGCCGAAATTGCTCTTGCGTGGCGCACATTTTGTTGGTGTCAGCAAAATGCTCGTATGTAGTGCTTGCCATGATATCCTCCTTACTGCGTGATTTCCTCAGCTTTCGCCTTGTCCTCAGCATCCAGCGCGTCGTAGTACGCCTGCGCCAGCTGCTCCACCTCTGCGATGTCGTCCTCCGTCAGTAAGCCGCTGTCCAGATGGGTGTACGCCTTATCCAGCCAGAAAGCAACATCGCGTCCTGCAGCGATTTCCCGCTTAATGGAGCGTAACGTCAGGTCGTGCCGGGCTTTGGATTTAATTGCCATAATCAGTCCTCCTTTAGGTCGTTGTCATGGACGCTACTGCGTCCTCAAGGTCAGTAATTCGTTTGATGGGGTCCGCCCTGCCGGTAACCGTCACGCTGTCGGCATCGGTGAAGACGGTGTTAACGCCGCTTAAAGCGGGGATGGGCTGTGCGCCTGTGGTGGTGAAAGGCGTTGGAGTTGCCAGCTTGTAACAGACTTGCACGGAATAAGCGTCAAGAAAACTCAAAAAATCTTCAAGTGTTTTAATTCCGTTCACGGAAACTCTCAACATATTGGCATTCGCATTTTCTAGCTGAATCGCCGTCTCGTCCATGGCGGTATTTTTTGATGGCAAAACATTGCACAGAATATTTTTGAATTGATCTTTGATGTTAGCGGGAGCTTCCAGCGCGGTATAATTATTGAATCGAGTAAACTGAGTAGAATTATCCTTTACCCATCCTGTTTTAGGTAAATTGATAGTTTTCCACGTCTCATTCCCCTCACCCGTCACGGTGTCCACCGTGCCGCCGTAGATGGTGCGGGGCAGAGTGAGGGCGGCAGTTTGGCCTGTGTAAGGGGTGTAGGCGGTGGGGGCGGCGGTGCCTAGGACAAGCGTCGGATTGATAATATCAACCTCCGTTTCGCCCTGGGTAAGCCCCCCAGCAAAGCCAACTTGGAAATATGCCGCCTTGGCAACCGTGAACTGTATTTTTTGCGGAGACGGAGGATTATAACTTATGACCACGTAACCGTTGTAATACTTGTTAGCATCAACGTAATATATATCCCCCGCAACGGTAACTTTGGCATCTGCCTTTTCCCCGTCCATATTAAAGGGGCGCACAAGTAAGCGGCCTTTTTTCGCAATGCTGGAATCAAAAGCTATTGTGTACGTTCCGGCCGGGAATTTGGCATCAAATATGATGTAACTTTCTCCCCAGCCGGAGGTATCAACAACACGGATTTTATCCCCGTCAACGGTGACGTTTTTGCTCTCCGCAACCACGGACATATCCAGCAGGTTCTCCCCGCACCGCTCGACCGTCACGTTGTCCCTGCCCTTGATGGGGCGAATGTTTTCGTAGGGTGCATAGGCGGCTGGTGTATCTTTGGACACCATTAGCCTAAGTTGTATGTCGTTATTCACGCCGGGTGTCAGTTTAGCGGCTATAGCAAGGCTATCTTCATCTTCTGTGCGCAGTCCCCACGCAGATGATATATTCCCCTTTAACGCAAACGGGGTGATTTTATAGCCCTTCCCGCGCAGTTCGGTTTGAGTGCACGAGGCAACGGCAAACGAGTATTGGCCCTCCTCCGTCACCTCGCTTGACGGCACACCGCTAACCTTAAATACATCGCCATCAATCGTTATAGTCACACCATAAGGCTTACCTACTGTAGCCGTACATTGAGATATATCCAGCAGGTTAGGCCCGCTACCTGCCGGATATGGCGTTCCAGTGCCCTCTTGCGCTGGTTCCCAGCTCGCTTTCACGCCCAGCTGATAGCTCATTACAGGGTAGCACACGACAGGGTTGCCGCTTTCTTCCAGCGGCGGGCAGAGCATATCCACGATGTGCTTGCTGCTCCATGGGGCAGAGTCGGTCACGGTGGTATCGTCGATTTGTGTGCCATCTTTGCCGTCTGCACCTGCCGGGCCGGGGTCACCTTTAGGCCCCTGTGGTCCAGTGTCACCGGTGGGGCCTTGAGGGCCTTGCTCACCCTGCGGGCCGACCGGGCCGATGGGACCAGTGTCACCCCTTGTCACCTTTCTCGCCTTTGAAGTCACCGCTTGCGATGCCGTCCTTCAGCTCCTGCAAGCTCTCGGCGGCCTTGTCCGCGCTGGTGGCCGCTTCACTGGCTGCTGTCTGTGCATCGGTCTTGGCCTGCTCTGCGGCGGTGGCATCGGTGTGCACGGCATCCACCAGCTCCTGCCACGCGGGGGTGCCAGGCTCCGGCATAGCGCCATCCTCTGTGCCGCTGTTGGCACTGACACGGTACCGCAGGTCTGCGCTAGTGACGGTCTTGGTGCCGCCGCTGCCCTCAAAAGTGATGCAGCCATTGCCGGGCTGTGCGGTCACGCTGGCGGGCACGGCCACATAGCCGTCCACCACCAGCGAGGATGCCGGGTCTTTGCCGGCCGGGACGTGCCAGAAAGCCCGGATAGTCAGGCCTTCCCACTCGCCGGTGGCGGTGATGCGCAGACGGTAGACGCCCCGGTTCTTGGTGTAGCCAAAGCGCACCAGCTGCTCATAGCCCGGCACTTTGACGACGCCATTGGATGCGAGAGATACGCTTTGCTCGATCATGCTTTACTCCTTATCCGCCTGCTTTTCGATGCACTCACCAGCCTTGCCGCGAAGACAGTATTCGCAATACTCCTTGTTGTCGCCTTTCAGTTTGCACATCTTTTCACGCTTGCGGGCTTGATTCATAGCGTTTGCAGAAGCGGCGATAATGCCGCACATAGGTACAGGCATATAGTACTCCTTTACTGGTTGATGGTAGGCTTCTTCTCTGCCAGTGCCTTTTTCATCATCCACACAGCCTTTTCAATGACGGCATCCAGTACTTCGTCGGTGATGATGGGCTTGAGCCAGTCAGGCAGAGCGGAGCGGAGGGCCGCAAAGACCTGGGCCTTTTTCTTGGCACCCTGACCGCTGCCCATGATGCTTTTTTCTGCCAGGTTCACGAGCTCCAGTGCCCACTGCTTGACGTACTGCTTGTAGCCCAGCCGGATGGCACCCACAGCCAGAGACACAAAGCCAAGGGCCATCAGAACCAGGGCGACGGGGGTGGGGATAAAGTTAAGCATTGCTTCCATGATTTGTTACTCCTTTCAGCAGGTAGTTGTTAATATCGGATTTGCTTTTTTGCATACCTTCGCGGTTGTTGCCGGAAAGTTGTGCATCCAAAAGATTCTGCACGCCAACAAGCACGAGACGCATTTCTTCATCGATGCCGTCAAATCGCGTCATGTCGCGTCTAAGGGCCGCGGCGTGCTGCGTGGAAACGGTTTCTACCGCAGCCAGTCGCTTTTCAATGGTGTCAATGCGCTTGTTCTGCGCGTTGTCCGGCTCCTGTGCCTTTTTGACGTACTTGTGTATAATTTCCAGCACCTTGTCGATGGTGATGGTCGCAGCGCACAGGCTGCCCAGGACGCCAAGCACCCACAGTAAAGCTTCTTTTTCGGTCATTTACCCTCCCGGAGACGGGTCAGACCCTTCTTGCTGATGATACGGGGGTAGTTGAGGGTAGTGACGTTGAGATCTACGTTGCCGGAGATACCAGGCACGCTGCCCTTACTGGTGTGCTGGTGAGCGTTGTAGGCAAAGGTTACGGCAGGCGTCTTGCCGGTGTAGTCGGCCAGCCAAACGTCGTAGGGGCTGAGAGCAGCGCCGCCCATATACAGGCGCGTCTTAGCAAAGCTGGTGTATGTATAGAGCTGGGCATAAAAGCCCATGTCCTCCACCTTTTTCAGGGCGTAGGCTGTCAGGTCGGTCAGCGCCTGCTTGCCAAGAACCCTGAATTTGTTGTCCTCCACGTCCACTGCCACAGGCATTTCCAGTGTCTTGCCACGCAGGGCGTCAGCCAGCAGGGAAAGTTCTGCATCGGCCATCGCCTCGCTGGTGGCGTAGGTGTAGTAATACACGCCCACCGCCAGACCTGCCGCCTTTGCGTTGCGATAGTTCGCTTCAAAGGTCGGGTCGATGTACAGGCCGTCTGCTCGCTTGGAGAGCCTGCGGTTTGTGCTGACGGTCTTGAGCATGACACCCTGATAGCCAGCGGCCTTGACATTCTTCCAGCCCTCCGGTGTAATGTTGCCCTGATACCGGCTTACGTCGATGTAGCGGTATGGCGGGTCTCCCGTCCACTCGGTCACAGATGCCATCGTGTCCTCCTGTTCTGCCTGTTCTTCCGCCAAAGCGGCAAAGAACCGGCTCAAAAAGTTAAAAAGTGCGGTCAAAAATGTGTTGTTTATTGCGATCAACCTCCAGGGCCCAAGAGTAGGCATTAAGTGCCATGGGCGGTTTCCTGCTGGGCCAGCAGCTCGGTCAGCTCTTTGTACTCGGCCTCGGTGATGCGGCCGAGTGCGTAAAAAACATCAATTTTTTCCGCAAGGCCAGCGGTCTGGCCGCGCTCGATCAGGCGTTTACAGATACGATACAACATAGTTTTTACCTCCTTATGTGGTGGTGTCAGTGGTGGTGTCGTCGGTCATCCCCAGTTCCAGCAGGGCGACGCGGTATTCATGATCTACCGCCAGGGCATCCGTGTCCGCCTGCGCGGCCTGGGTCTCGGTCAGCAGTTCGGCAAGGGTGGGGTAGTGGTAGCCGGTGAGCCAGATCTCTACGGTGTAGCCGCTGGTCGACATTTCTGTTGCAAAGTGCAGGGTCCCGTTTGTCTGGAAAGTCGTGTTGGATGCGAAAATTCCAGTGCCGTTTCCGTAGTTATGATTGGCGGTGCTGCCTTTTGCAATGTCTACTTCCTCGCCGTACCCGCCGGTAGGGCTGTTATATTTCGTCTTGACGTGCACGTAGTCCAGGCCGTCTGGCATTTTGATATCGTAGGTCTTCCACTTTTTTCCGGTTTCTTCGTAGTGGTTCCACACCAGCCGGGGCTCCGACTTTACCGCCACGGCGGCAGCGATCTTGTCATTGAGCGTTTTGGCGCTGAGGGTGCCGTCCGGGGCGATGTCCAGATAGTCGCCCACCTTCACGCCGCCCAGCTGGTCCGCCGTAGCGGGGCGAAGGGGCATGTACTGCTCAAGCAGCTTTCTGATCTGGTCCTGCGTCAGGTAGTCTGACAGGTCCACCTCTTTGCGGGTATCGACCCACGCGCCGGTGTCACCGTCCCACGTCCAAATAGTGTCTGTGGTACCAACGACCGCCCACCAGCCATTTTCGCCTATGGGAACAGCGGCTTTCAGAGCTTCCGGCGTGGCGTACCACCCCTGTGCACCGATGGTGATGGTGCGGACCTGCTCAAAGTATTCTTTTGTGCCCTGCAAATAAGTAGCAGACTGAGATTCCGAACGCTTTGAATTGGTTTCGCTTGTCTTGGCAGCAGCCGCAGACAAAGCTGAATTTTCAGAGTCCGCTTTTACAATTGCAGAAACATCTTTTGCGGCATTTTTTGCAGCCTGTTCTGCTTTTGCACGTTCTTCCGCAGCGGAATTTGCCGCAGAAACGGCTTCCTCTTTTGCGTTGATGGCACCTGCAACTGTACTCAGCTCATTTAAAGTGGATGCGTTGATTGGTGTACCATCCTTTATGGGTTCGTCGTTTCGGACAAGCGTTACAACTTCAGACGACCCATCCTCACGGACTAACGTCCACCTGCCAGGATATTTTGATATGCGGTCTTCAAAAACCATATTGGTCCTCCCCAGCCATGTATTCGCCAGAAAAAGTAACGTAAGTTTTGGCGATTGATTCTATGTCTGACAAAATGCTTTCAAGTTGGTTCATTGTCTCGAATCCGAGCCTATCCATAGACGTAGGTGTCGGCGCAGTTTTGGCGTCTCCTGAGTTTTTAGAACGAATAGATTCGATATTCGACAGCCACCTAGTAGCATCTGACGTGGTAAGATACCCGTTTATGTTCCAGTCCGTCTTGACATCTACGTCCGCACCAAGAAGTGAAGCAAGCTCTGATATGCCGGTTTCTATTCTCGAAAAATCTCTGTAGTCAAGAGCCCCTTTCATACCGGAAAGCCACTCTGCTTTTTCCTCATCCGTCCAGGTCCTGTTCACGGCTTTGCCGTAAATGAACTTTAGGCGGTCAACATCGTCTTGGCTTCTGTCTGTAATCCAAATCGCCATAGTCCCTCCTTAAAGCAAAATCTTTTTGCCGTTGCCGACTTTAGTCGTGGACGGAAGCGTGAAAGCAGGGCTGAACTTGTTAGAGCTCCAAGCATTGTACTGCTCTGTGAGGAAAAAAATCCTACCTGCACTAGACGTTCCAAGACTGTAAGTCCCAACGAGTTGGCCCACGATATGGTTTTCATAAAAATCTCGCCATGCAGGGGAACGTGACCATCTGCGGATAAGACGATTGGCGGAATCATCATAAGACTGAACAAAAACATTTCGGGTTTGCTTTGGTAGTACAGAACCTTCTTTTTTGAAAAATGGGTTACTGCCATTTACATAAACATCTGCGTTTTTGTCTTCCGGGTCAAACATCTCATAAATAGACGGGAGAAAAACACTGCGAGAAAGCGTTCTGATTTCCGTAGTGCTACCGCCTACCGTGTAATAGAAAGAGGTAAACCCCATTGCGGACTTGACGGCATCGTTGAATTTGTTTTTGTAATCGCCATTCAACAATTTGTCGATGGAACTTCCAGCGTATGTATTGACGTGCGTCTGGTTCCACACTGTTTCAGCAAGAGGTTCTTTCCTGATAAGAAGTGTTCTACCGGGACCATTTAAGCCAGGCTCATACTCATGTTTTGCAACAACAAACTCTACATCCGCACCACTTTCTTGAATGTAGACAAACGATCCTTCTGGCATATCCGACAAAGACGGAGCCTGACTGATAACGTTACACTTTGCAGATACGGAAGATACGAAGGCTGTGACTACGGCATCTCCACTGGAAACAAAAGAAATGTCGCAAGCAGAAACGCCGCCTTTATTGGAAACGACGGAAATGGAAACAACGCCGGGAGGAGATGCTTCCCATCCGATTGCTGGGGAATCCTCTGAGGAAGGAACAAGCGTTGCGGTTAAACGAACAGTCTCTCCAGGAGCCACAAAAACGGAATCCTTGTCAAGTCTAAGGGCACTCGCGCTTTCCACCATATATCCTTCCATCGTCCCTTTAAAACAGCCGTTAAAGGTATACTTAGCATCCGTAACGAGAACATTCGATGCATATCCAAACTGATGGTTTGCTCTCACAAAAGACAACGCATCAATATGAGGGCTTGCACGAAATTCCAGGTTTACCTTTCTTCTGTTAGAAAGAAGTGCGTATGTTTCGGTCAACGCATTTTTTGCGCTAGAAGATACAGATTTCGATACAAGCGGATTATTGATGCTTTGGGTCGCTCCGTTCCCACTAGCTCCGGCTGGATAAAAAACGGATTCGCCGCCGACCTTGCACGATACGTTTTTTATTTTTGTCGAAAACGTTATTTCTGGGTATTTAAAGCTATTCAAGAGCGATATTTCCTCAATACCAGACCTCGTGACTGGAACAAGAGGGACACGTTCAATGTGAATGACCCCATCTCTGGATTGGTAAAGAGCCATTCCGGCTGCGTTTGCGGCAAGCTGAAGGACGTCTGCATTTTTGTAGGAAGAAGTATCAGAGGAAATGTCGCAAGAATAGTTTTTTAATTCTTCCGAAATTTCGTAAGATATTCCGGAAACATCCAGAAGTTCCAACGCATCAAAGCACATCTGATAAAGGGTTCCGCTCGTGTGCCCGGTATAGATGGAATCTTGGAGGAAAGACAAAGCGTCCCTGGCATCAAACGACGCCGTTATGCCATTTGCTGGAATTGTCCATCCAGAAAGAAAGAACTTCCCTCCGTCAATCCATTCGATCGCATCTCCAATGTCCATGCCGTACTGAACTGAAATCTCCTGACGTTCATAAAGATACCGATAAAGTCCACCTGGATTTACCGGGTTCCAGCGTTGTTCGGAGTTGTCAACAGAAAACGAAACGGAATCTTTGGAAAGCTGCCCAGAAATCGGGTCGCGTTTTGATTCATGCGTATAAGAAAGCAAATCCGCTTTGCTAAATTGGACACGCAGGCCAAATTCAACTTGCTCCACTCTTGCTCTGCGGCCCTGGATGCACCATTCTAAAATTTCCAAACTGATTGAATCATATCCGGAAATCTCAAAATCTACAGAGGATTCAACAGACTTGTTGTCGTCAACTTGTTTTGTTGCAACAAGCTCGCTGCCGTTATAGACCGTTAGTTTAAAAGATTTTGCATATTCATTTAAAGCAGACGACCACACGATTATAATTCCGGGGATTCTTTCAGTGTGTGTTTTGCTGAAAGAGAAAGTGATAATCGGATGGTTTGTGTCAGAAACACAATCCATACTTAAATACCCAGCGTTCTCGTAGGGCTCTGAACCTGGGACCAAAAGTTTGCTCCCATCAAGAACCCACAAATTAGGTTCTCCGGTGGCATAATTGGCCAAAGAAGCAGAATCCAGGTCTGTGACAGACAACGTGTTGCTGAATAAAGCCTGGTTGGAAGAGCTGGCAATAGCGTCTTCTTGCGCCTTATCGTCAGAGGCGTGGTAAGTGATGCGAACAAACATCTCCGGAACAAGTGTCTTGTCGTATTGTTCAAGCCACTTGTCGGAAGGCAGAAAGCCCATGAATAATCACCTCTCTTAAACTTCAACAAGGCTAAGAGCCGCTCCGACCCATCCCATAACGTTTCCGTTGGACGGAGAACGCCTCCACATCCCAGCTGTTCTATCGGAAACATACATTTGCCTTGTCGTGTAGCTTGCAGTCGCTTGGTTATAAAACCGAACAGTGCAGTAAAAGTTTGTGGTGAACGGCCCGATGACGTCCGCCCACTGTCTTGCGGTAAGATAATTCCATTTTAGAGAAATCTTCGCAACATCGTGCCGCACCACAGACCCAACGACTTTGCCTTGTACGTTTCGTCCAGAATCGACTATAGTGCTTGTTGTAGCGTCGTAGGAGGAAGGCTCAGGCAGCTCTCTGCCATTTACTGTGACGAGAGATTGCATAAACGTAAACCTCCTTAGTAGCTGTAAACTTCGTCTCCCATAATCTGGAACCCACGCTCAGATTGTCGTTTCTCAACGGACGCAGTGATTTGCTTTCCGTCAAGGTAAATCTTGAGTTCTTTCCCTCCGGTAAGCTCGTCTCCGTACCGCTGGAAGATGTCAAGGAATGCATTATAGCAGCCATCATGGACGGCACTGCGGAGCTCTTCGGGGCTTGCTCCGCTGGCAGAAGAACTTGGATAATAGCTCCCAACAGATGTGGTAGAGCCGTTAGCGGAATCGTAATCGCTCGTGCCAGGGTAGCTCGAGTAGTTATTGTCTACGGACGGGCTGGAGCTTGTTCCGTGCTTTCCAACAAGCGTTCCGACAATTCCTGCGATGGCGGCTGCAATTGCAACGCCACCAGCAATCATGATGACGCCAGTTGGAATACCGAGAGAAGCCAAGACACTGCCGATTGTCTGCAAGATACCCATAAATGCAGCTCCAATTTGACCGATAAGCCCGGCAATGCCAGCGATGATAGACGGGAACTGGCTCAAAACGCCAGAAGAAAGGCCAATACTGATCGCCTTGCCGGATGCCGAGATCGGCCCGATCAAAGCGGAAAAAGACGTTGCAATCTTGCTACCGAGACCTACAACCTGCGTGGAAATTTCTCCAAATTTTGAAGTAATCCCAGCTAAGATATTGCTCCCGATTAGTTTTGCAGAAGAAAATACTTTGGAACCAACAGTCTTAAGAGCACTGGTAAGATTGGAAACCAAGTCGGAAGCATAAGACTTGACCTGTTTTCGGTTTTCTTCCCCCATTGCCTTCCAGATGATGGCTGCTGTGTTTTCGGCGACGGTTTGGATATCGCCTTTTTTGACCGCATCGATCATGCCCTTAATCGTGCCAATGAAGTCGCTCTTAAGACCGTTGTCGATTTCATTCCACTTTGCGTCAAACGTATTGACCATGTTATCAACAAAGCCATTTGCAACGTCTGCGCCATAGTCAATCATCTCGTTGCCCTTCTGCTGAACAACGTTTGCCAAATTGGTCATAGCTTGTTCAACATAGGGAGACGCAGCATTGATGCCGTTTGCAAGACCTTGAACGATGTAACCGCCAATCTCCGCAAACACAGTAGAAGGGGAGTGAATGCCGAGAGCGTCCTTGAAGCCGTTGACAAAACCATCAGTGAAACTCTTGATGCCATTTGTAACGGTACTCCATGCGTCTTTTAGGCCGTTGATTAGGCCGTCCCAGATGAATTTGCCAAGTTTTCTCAATTCGCCAGGAAGTTTTTTGAATTCACTGACGATAGACGAAATGATTTTTGGAATTTCAACAACAACGAAAGCTACCATACGCTCCCGCCATTTAGAAATAACGTCAAGAGCTTTGAGAATTGCAGTCCAAATATTTCCTGGAAGCTCTTCAAAAAACTTAACAACAGACGAAACGATTTTGGGAACTTCGGTTGTTACAGTAACGACCATGTTCCCGACCCACTCCCCAATTTTGCCGACGGCAAAGCCGAGGGCGTAGCCGATTTTTTCAGGAAGAGAGCTGAACCACTCGCCAATGCTGTTTATGATGTTCCCAACCTTCCCGGGAAGAGAAGTCATAAAATCAATGGCCGCATTCCACTTGGCAACAATAATTTGCTTGATGGCTTCAATGCGCTGCTCAAAAACATTTTCGACATAATGCATTTTAATGTCGGCTTCTGCGGCAGCATCTGTTTTTTCACCGCTCTCTTTGGTGCCCCATTTGATACCAGCCCAGTGAAGAACAAGGCCAATACCGACACCAGCAGCGGCAACAGCTCCAGCAACAGGAAGGCTTGCGCCAAAAAGCAATGCAACGCCAGCACTAGCAACGCCGCCAAAAATTCCCATCAAAGCGGCAATGATGGTATCAAGAACCGGAAATTCTTTCAGCTTTTCGCCAAGAGAGAATGTGATTCCCGCAAAGGTAATAAGACCTGCAAGACCGATAGAAAGCGTTGCGGCTGTACCAGTGGCTACGCCAAGATTAGTGAGCAACGTGATGCCCGCAATAGAACCAAAAGCAGTAGTTAAAGCGGATTGAATCCATGTGCTCGCTTCGCCAAGATTCGCTTCGCCAGTGCCAAGCGCATAAGTAAGGCCTGCAAGACTTGCCACGAAAGCGATGCCCATGCCAAGCGTAATGCCATCTGCTCCCATTGTGCGCCAAAGAACAAAAGAACCGAACGCAGCAGACACCACTTCGCCTAAAAGCTCAAGAGGGTTTCCACTAGATGCGTAGCCTTTTGCAAAGCTGAATACTAACGACGCTTCGACAACAACTGTTGCAAGCGAAAGAGCCAGCTTTTGTAATTCTGTCATCTTGGAAATTGCTGTCGCAATGTCCGTCAGAAAATCAACAATTTTCCACAACGCAAGTGCGGAGGCGATAGCACCAATAATCGGCAGCATATCTTTGATTTTCTGCTTGAGAGCATCGATCTGCTTTGCGAACTCTTCGTTGTACTGCTTGAACATATCGTAGCCGGACAGGTCTACATCGCCCAAGATGTTGCCAGCGGATGCGCCACTGCCAGAGCCGGAACTTCCCTGCGTTGGATCAATAATGTTCAGTTCATCAAAGCCCATCGTGTAATCCTTGAGGGCTTTGGCGGCTTTCTTTGTCGAATCTGCCGTGTCATCCATTGCGTCACCAATGCCACCAACGCTGTCAGCGCTTTTAGTGAAATCAGTGAACACGACCTTCACGCCCATCAGCTTTGCCACCCACTCAACAAATTCTCGAATGAGCTGAACAGCGGCAATCAGCGGGGGGAGAATGGCTTTCAGGGCAGGGTAGAGCAGAGAACCAACAGACTTCGCTAGCATATCAAGCTGAGCTTTCAGAATCTTAATCTGGTTTGCAGGGCTTTGGATGGTCTGTGCAAGGTTGCCCTGCACATTGGCAGTCTGCTTCATAATGGCAATGTAACGCAGAACCGCCTTATCTGCCTGAGACAGACTAGAAACCTGCTTGTTAAAGCCCAAGGCAAGAAGCTCCTGCTGCAACCGTGCCTGAGACAGGTCAATGCCCAAACGGCGAATAGGCTCAATCTCACCAGAGATTGCGGAGGACATTGCAGTAAAGGTCTCTGCAACGTCCTTGTTCCAATAGGAGCCTTCGTCATAGGCAAGCTGGGTCAGATTCTTAGACAGAATGTATGCTTTGTCGCTGGCCAGACCAAACGAAGTGCCCAAGCTCTGGATGGTAGCCATGTAGGTCATCGCTTTGGTCGGGTCAACGCCAAGAAAGCCCTGCATCTTGCTAATGAGCGTATCAGCTTCACCGCTCAAATTGCCCATAGCATTATGAAACAGGTCTGTTGCTTCATAGAAATCGTTAAACTTCGCAACCGCGTTGCCAAGATACTCAGCAATGGCTTTCAGCGAGACCAGCTTTGCCATGTTCCGCATAAAGCCGTTCATCTGATTGGACAGGCTGAGATAGCTCTTGCGCTGCTTTTCGTTGGCAGCAGTCACACGGTTTGCCTGTGTCACAACCTTGCTCAACTGTGGCGGCAGCTTTGCAAAGGCGTTGCCTACCTTGTCAAGCTGAGATGCAAGGGGAGCAAGAGCAGCAGAAATCTTCTGACAAGAGCTTGCAAAAGAATCAAGGTCAGTCGCTTTCAGCTTGTCGGTCAGGTCAGGAACCTTTCCGATCGCATTGAAAGCGCTGCCAAGAGCTTTAAGATTCGATGCGTCCAGAATGGACAGCGGAGCCAAAGCGTTAGTGAGCTGAGTAATGCTGCCAGACATGGAGTAAAAGTCCACGCCGTTCAAGCCAGACACAGCCGCTGGAATCTTCTTGATCGCATTCACGACCGTGTTGATGCTTTTTGCGCTTGCGGTCGGGTTGACGTTAGAAAGCCCATTCAGAAAGCTGGTGATTTTGTCCAGCCCGGACATTCCAGCGGATGCCTGTTTCAGCGTTGCAATAGAGCTAGCCAGCTTGTCAAGGCTGTTCACAACCTTTGTGACGTTGCCTTTCGTCCGCAAATTAGAAATGGCGGTAGCGAGCTTGTCGATATTAAGCTCTGCGCCCTGCGATTCCGCAGAAATCTCTACGGATAAGCTCGTAATATCAACATCAGCCATCACTACCACCATCACTTTCCATCATAGAGAACATCATTCTCTTGATTCGCTCCTGCGCCTCAACTGCGCGTTGGTATTCATACTCGTCTTTCTCCTTTTGGGTAAGGGGAAGTGGTCTATCCATGTACTTGATGGGCTTAGACCCTTTCTTGCGGAACATATTGCCAACCGTAGAGGAAAGCGCAGATGCCATGTAAAAGCCGTTTCTCCACGCTTCAGCGTTGGCTCTGCGTTCCCGTAGCTCCTCTGCGTCACGGTATACCTTCGCCAGCCAGACATCGCCGTACCAGAACTGGTCGTATGTCATGCCAATGGAGATGTAATAGGCTTCTACATCGTGGAACAGCTTGGAGAAAGAGAACGGCTCTCCCTCTCCGTCTGTTTCCTGAGATTGTGCAGTTACACAACCTCCCACGTTGCGTTTTTTGCGGTCTTGTCCTCAGTGTCAGTTGCCAACAGAGACTTGGAAGCATCCATGAACATCTCAAGCAGAATGCCCATCAGGTCTTCCTTCTCCTCGATGTGTTGGAACATCTCGTCAGTGACCTTGCGCCTAATGCCCTTGTTCCGAGCGATGAAAGCGCCGTAGAACAGGGCACGAGAGTTGGACAGCAGATTGGTCATCTGGGTGTACTGGCCAATCTGAAAACCTGCACGCTCAGCAGCTTCCACGCTGTCACGGGTGAAAGTCAGCTCGTAAGTGTTCTTGCCATCGGGGGAATGAAAGTTGATAACCTTAGCAGCCATAATAAATGCTCTCCTTTATAAATAGGAGCAGAACCAAATCCGTTGTTCAGTTCTGCCCGGTTTGATTGATTCGATTTTTGCGGTTTAGCCGCCGTTGACAGTCAGGGTCTCGCTGAACTCAGGCTTCTTGGTGAAGATGCAGTTGATGGTCATTTCCACAACCTCGTCCACGCCGAAGCCGGACAGGCCAACCTGATGCATACCCTGCCAAGTGAAGCCGGAGCCGTCCTGCATCTTCAGGGCGTAATACTTCACGGTGTTGCTCTCGGAAGTCTCATCGTAGCCAGCTTCCTTGACCTTCTTGTAGTCAGTCTTGTTGTAGTTGGCAGTAAAGGACTTGGTGTCACTCTGGATAATGCCGAAGATGTTGACCTGCATAGGGTCAGACAGGGTGGTGGCATCCAGAAGGTTCGGCTCGGAGATCAGGTCGGGCACATCCTTGATGTCGCACAGCTTCGTCAGGGCGGTTGCGCTGTCGCCACAATACAGGGTGGTATTCAGACCGGAGATAGCAGTACTCATAGAATGTTTACCTCCTTAGTTTCGGTAAATCATTCCGTCCTCTCCGATTGTTGCCCCGTAGCTGCAATCAATCCGATAGACGGAATTGTTGTACAGCCCATTCAACGGGGCAAACGATTTGCGATAAAATTTAAGCGGTTCAAGAACAGAATCCACGATGCCAACGATGGAACGTGCTTCTGCAATGCGCCCGGTGTCCTTATTGGAGTAGACCCGCACACGAAGGGAAACAGCAGCGTACTTGCTGTGACCGGAAGAATCAATGTGCACAGGAAGGTTGCTGTTTTCCTCTATCTGCACACACGGAAACTTTTTGACGTTGCTGTCATTGATTTCGCCAGTGACGAAGATGCCGGGGACTTGCTTCCGCAGCTCCTTAGCAACAGCCGTGAAAATGGAATTGAAATAATCGATCAACTATTCCAAACCTCCCTCCACGTTGCTTCGACTTGAGAAGCCATTTCCTCAACAGCCCCCCACATAGCCATAGCTGGCTCGTTGCCACTGGTGTAATTCAACTGACCTTTGCCGTCTACTTCCTTGACAGGCGTGCCAGCATTGCCGGATTCTCCGTAGTAGTACCAGCGCTTGTGCTTTCCGTTTTCTTTGCCGTATGTGCCATGTTCACCCACACCATTGGGAAGTTCGCCGCCATAAGCAGAGTGCATAACGCCAGTACCAAACTCGATAAAAGCAACCGCCTTGCCCTCTGCAACGATGGTGCAAGTGTTTCCGTTCTGCTCAACATGGCAAGAGACATCGTTGCTGCCAGCATATTCTGCATTGGCAAAGCGAACTTTCGCCACGTCAAGCCCTTTGTCAGCCAACGCCTTTGCAAACTCTTGCGCTTTTTTATTCAGGGTGGTCTTGTACTCCTGTATCTGACGTTCCGCATCACGAAGTCCGGCATCGCTCAACCTCACTTTAATTTTCACTTGCAGCCACCTCTTTCAGCGCATATAACGTGTCTGTGATATGCTCTGCGACCTTGACCACAGTGTAATTGAAGGGCTTTGAAATGTCCGTCTGAAACCAGACGTGTGTACCTTCATAAAGCGGTGTGTTGTGCTTTTTGCTGGACGAACTGACAACATAGCTGTAATCCGTGAATGCTCCAAAAGGGTTTGCTTCCGCAGAACCAGTAGGGGGGCTGACGTTCAGCATCAGCTTTGCGGGGGGACTCCACGATTCGTATGCGGATTCGCCAGTCTCGTTTCCCCACTCGTCCACGACAGGCGTTTTCTCGCCAACCGGGTTTGAATACCACAGCGGGCGTTTATCCAGCGGGCTACCATTGAACATCAGCCGATAACACCTACTCTCGGAACCACTTCGTTCAGCAGGGACTGTGCCACATCGGAACTTTCCCACACACGAGTAATGCCATTGTTGGTGTAGCTCGTCTGTCCGTTTGCGCCGATGTGGTTGTACAGTTCCGCTGCAATGCGTATCTGCAACGACTGATACTGCGAGGGCAGCTCGTCCGGTCTGTTGCCGAATGGATAGCCCTGTGCAAATATCTTGTCTTTGGCGAAATCAAGCAGCAGGTCGAAGAGTGGGTAGTCCTCGTCCGTGATTTCACGGTCAAGTGCGGGGGCGATGTACTGTCCCAGCTTGACTACCGCTTCGGAATACTGGTCTCCCATGCTGCTTTCCTCCTTTCGCCTTAGTAAGCCTTGATGCAGTACACAGCGTCCATGCGCTCAAAGGACGGCAGGACGATTTCAGAAGCATAGACGTTGGCGTTGACCGGGTGGACGGTCAGCTCGGTGGTGATGGCAACACCAGTATTCACGATGGACACGGATGCACCGGACTGACCGGACAGCAGGTCGGCTTCCTCAGGGGTGGTGCCGTACCAAGTGCTGCCCAGAGCGCCGGACGGAGCAACCACCACCATGCCATCGGGCAGATACTTCTCGCTTGCGCTGTACTGGTCTGCCTTGAACATCTTGTCGTACAGATGGATGGTCAGACCGGTTGCAGATTCGACAATCTGCCGTGCCTCGCTGTCCAGCAGAACGGCGTTTGCCTTTGCGGTGACAGTCATGAACCGATTCTTCACCTCGTCCGCAGCGATCATGTTGCGGAAGGTAGCGGTGTTCATGTACACCTCAGTCACAACTTCGCCAACGCTTGCCAGAACAGCGTCCTTTGCGGCGTTCAGGTCAGCAATGGGGGTGGCGGTGGCAGCAGACCACTTAGACTTGGCGACACCGCTGATATCCTTAAAGTTGGTGGATTTCCAGCCGCCGTCCGGATCGTAGTTGTAGGTGTAGTTCACGCCGTTTGCCTTGATGGTGATGCCAGGAACGCCATTGGCGGGAGCCAGAAGCTGCCAGATCATGCGCTCAGGAACGATACGTGCGCCAGTGATAAGCTGTGCGGTGTCATCGTACAGACGGTTCATCACGTCACGGGCATAGGGGTCGTTGCTGTCCAAAACACGCAGGATTTCCTGACGGTCTTTCTCGCCCAGATGGTAGCCCTCACGGAAGAACGGCATCTCGGTCTCATCAAACTTGAAGCCCTCACGGGTACGGAACGTAGCCTTTGCGTCAAATGCGCTGGGCATCAGAGACACGCCAACGCCCTTGTGACCACGCAGCCACTTCAGGTCGAGACCAGCCTTCTTTTTGGCGGGGAACAGTGCGTCAGATGCAAAAGGCATCGCGTTGGTAGGGTCGTTCGTCCAATAGGCGGCAATCGTAGCCGGGGCAAAGACTTCCTTAAGATTCAGTGCCATGTTGTTTTACCTCCTATTAAGCGTTCACGCTGATGTTGTCACGGCAGAAGATGCCGGGAATGGCAGTCTTAAGCGCAGTAATTGCATCAGAATCATAGGTGAAGCCAGAGCTTGCGGCTGCCTTCTTGATGTCGATAACGCCACGAATTAGCAGGGAAGCATTGGGGTTCTCTGCCGGATCAACGTCATACAGAAGAATGCCGTCTGCTGTGGCAGAGGTTGCTTTCTTGCCAGCTTTGGTCATGGGATAGCCAGCCTTAACCGCAGCAGCTTCGGTCACGGTAAAGGGAATGGCAGTGTAGTCATTGGAAGCAAGGATGGTATCGTTGATTCCGTTGACCGTGTTTCGGGTAAACTTCATGTTTTCCTCCTTGTTAATGGAAAGCACTCATTGCGTCACTTGATGCCTTAGAAGCATTTGCGTTCTGCTGTGCAAGGCTCTTGGCAAACGCCACGCCCTCACTGTCAGAGCCGCCCTTGCCATCCGCACCAGGAGGTGTGGGCATATCCTTCAGCAGAGAAGCCTTGTAAGCGGTGTCGTGGGCAGTCATAAATTCCGACTGGAACTTAAATACCTTGTCCATGTCACCGTCAGCCAGTGCAGACGCAGCCTTGTTGGCAAGTTCAGCGTCATAGCCCTGTGCAACGAACTTCTCACGGTAAGATGCAAGAGTTTTTTCCTTGACGAGGTTCTCCTTGTCGGCAGTCAGGGCTTCAATCTGCTTCTGCATCTCTGCCAGCTTGTCAGCCTGTTCCTGTGCGGCATTCTCGTCATCGGTACGCTTTGCCTTGAGCTGCTTCTTGTACTCGGCAGCTTCGCCATTGGCTTTCGTCACGGCGTTACGCAGCTTCTCAACCTCTGCGCTAGGGTCTGCAACCTTTTCAAGCGCAGAAATGATTTCATCGGCGGTCATGCCCTCTTTGTAGGCATCACCAAGCAACACATTGAGTTTCATATCGTTAATTTCCTCCTGCGTTTTTTTACCGTTGCTTCCCTGCAACGCTGCGAAATTTATATCCCGGCTTCCCTGCCGGAATATGCAAAGGGTTATTCGCCCTCTGTTTCATTGTCGATTTTGCTGAAAATCTTTTTGAAAAATTCAAGCTGTTCTTTAGAAGGTTCTTTTGGCTCTGTTTGAGCAATCGCTACATTGGCATAAAGAGCGGCTTCTTCAAGGTGAGTAAGTGCAATGCTTCTTTCTCGACTCGGCTCAATTTGCAAAATCAGCTTCTCTGCATATGAAAGTGAATCGTAAATATGCTGAAATAAAGCCATCTCTGCTCTTGAAAGTGCTCTACCCTTATACATTGTTGCTTTCCTTTCCATCAGCCTGATTGCCAACCATTTTGTTGGTGTCAACAATATGGTCTGTCGGCTGTTTCTGCGGCTTCGGCGCTTTCCCATCCTCGCCCAGCTTGCCAGAAGCAATCAGGAACGGCTTGCTCATTTCGTAAGCAGCCTGCGGGTCAGGGAACAGGCCGGGCGTGGTGAACGCCAACTGCGGGTCAATCGGCTGCTGAATCATCTGTGCGAAAATCTGAACCTTGCTCTGCTGGTTATCGTACTGACGGCGGGGCAGTTTGATGTTGATGTCACTTGCCATCAGCTTAGAACCAGCCGTATCACGCAGAATTTTCAGCATCACAGACAGGCTCTGGCGTTCAGCGTACTTGAACATATTCTCGTACTGCTGCGCCCTCGCTTCGGTGTGATTCCAGCCGTTTCGGACGATAACTGCGCCCACGTTGTCGGACGTTGCGTTCTCGCTGCCAGTAGCACTAGGCATGGCAGTCAGACTGCGGTACACGTTCAACATGGAATCAATCAAAATCTGCGTTTGCTGCTGGTTCAGCTCGTTTGCAAGCTGTTTTACATCGGCAGCAAGTCCGGAAGTAGACTTAATTGACATTGCGCCCATAGCCTTAACAGCTTCCAACGCTTCTTTATCAACAAGACAGTTAATAAAGACCATGATGGATTGGATGAACTGCTCTACGCCATCAAGACGATTGCTTTCCAACAGATTGATGGCATCCAGCACGGGGATAGCCGGTTCAAACAAACCCATGCGCTCAGGGTTCAGCTTGTATTCGACCATCGGCAACATTCCAAGAGAATGGCTCTCAGATTTCGTAACCTTGCCGTTGTCGATTTCAAAGTACTGGTTTGGCGTATACACGCAAATCAGGTCATTCAGGTCATTCTGATAATTGCGTGGGATGTGCAGTACGTTGGCGATGGGTTTGTGGCCGATGCCGGAGTTGTATATCACATACGCCATGTCCGGGTCGGGAACATCCACCAGCAGGGGTGTTTCATCCGGGTAGTTGCCGTTGTACCCCTTGTCAGGAAGAACAATGCGGTATCCATGTCCGCACTCCAACATCCACTGCCAGAGCCGCCGATCAAGTGCATCTTTGCCCTCATACTGCAAGGCGTTGGACAGGCGGGCGATTTCCTCACCGTCACCAGTTGCCGTTTCAGACCGTACATAAGAACAAGGTGTGCCGCTCATGTAACCCGTGTAGAAGCCCACGCACTCGTTGGCATGGTTCTCTACAATGCGGTTAGTGATTTCAGCGTGGTATTCCTTCGTGCGATGGAGGACAGGCTGGTTACCCAAGTAGTAGTTGTGCAGAAAGCGAATCTCGTTCTTGTTCAGCAGATGAATAGGCTCTGCTTTGCCCATGACCACTTTCAGCACGTTTGACCGATTGATTTCCGTCTCCGGAGTTTCAATCGGTCTACGTCCGGTCAGCGGATTATTCAAAAAGCCGTCAACGACTATCTGATACTCAGCCATGTGTTCCTCCTTTCCGGCAAAATAAAAAGCGCAGCAAGACAAACCTGTTAAGGTCTATCTCACTGCGCCAAAAGTGCGCCTTAAACTTATTTTTGATATATGAAAATCGATTTAGGCTTCCACTGAGAAATTCTTTCAGATATATCTTTTACATGAATATATCCCAAAGAAAGCATTTTATTTTTGCTGTTTTCCCCAGCGGTTAAAATTGATGCAAGAGCCAAATCCCCGTGTCCACAGCAAGAATTTATTGTATTAACTCCCTTCGATTTTAAACTCAATAATTCATCTTCAAGACACAAATCACAGCAAAACCCATATCGAGTTTTTACGCAACATTTATATTCTCCAATTTTTGAACTACTACAAAACTTTTTTGCGTTTTCTAAATTAAGAGAACCAATCTTGCCGCTTTCAAAAAGAGCAGTTATATTTTCTTCTAACACACACATAACGTTGTCCTTTTTACCTTTCAGGAGAATGAATTATTTTCACCCATCCTTCCCTTGTGTCTCCTTCGATAACGCCCTTGCATCTGTCACACTTGAAATGGTATCGTCCGTCTACTTCGCCAAGATAGCGGTTGCAGCGGACGTTCTTATAGATTGGATTTTGCCTGATGCAAGGGCAACAGATTCTAACTAACATGAGCGCTCCTTTCGTTGGATTTCTGGAAACAGGCTGTTGAGCACAGACCTGTCAGAAGCTACTGGGAAACTGTTCGCACTTCCAGCCGTGCTATTCTTCGCCCGAAGAAAACCATTGCAGCCTTTACATTCAGTTGTTGGACAGACGTAAACGGGTCAGCTGCAATTTTGGTGCTGCATAATGGATTTGAACCAATGTATGTCCGGTTATGAGCCGGATGCTCTAGCCTAACTGAGCTAATGCAACATAGAAACCCGGCTTGATTGGTTAACCGCTGCTCTTTGCAATGTCATGCCTAACCATTGCATCGAGAGCCGGGAGTAGCGGTGGAGGATTCAGAGAGTAGAAAGCCAAGCAAAGAAGATGGTTGTGCTGCGTAACGGAATCGAACCGTCGCTTGCCAGCCGTGGGGGAGACAGGCTGGCATTCCCCAAACAATTGGAAACGCAACATATAAAGTCCGGTGAAGGCGAAAGAGTGAGAAAACCTCCACCGGTGAAAGGAGGAATATGCTTGTTGACACGCACGCGAGTAAAAATGACAAAACCCCGCGTGCAAGCTATTCCTTTAAGGGAAGCTGCAAAACTTCCTGCGTACATTATAAGCCTTGTCAAGTGGTGAAATCAAATAAATAGACCCAGCGAACACAATATATTGTGTTTTTAATCAAAATGGCCTCTTGACAGGCTCAATTTTGCTGATTCCGTTGTACAATTCATCGGCAAGTTGCGCCAAGCTGTCCGGTGCATCATCGTGCGGAACTTTGCCAAGCTGCGTGAACATCGTCACCTGTTCCATGAACGCCTTGTACTCTTTCGACTGGTGCTTTTCGTCAAGGAAATAGAATCGTTTGATGTCCGGCGCATACTGGATGATTCTGGACAGCTTGCTTTGCCCACTTGGCGCACGCTGGCTGCGTACAGAGCAGTGATAGCCCTGTTGCCGAAGCTGGCTGTCCACCACGTCACAGTATTCATCACCGCCGTTGTTGGCTTCGCCACGCACCACGTTGATTTTGTGCTGGATGATTTTGCCCACGACTTCTGGTCTGGTCACAGTCTTATCTCCGTTATTGAACACAAGGTCTGGGATAAACACAGCATCACCGTACACATAAGCGATAGGACAGGCAGTGAAGTCACCGCCACCCCATGCAATATCCATGACCATGAGCTTGCGATCAGGCTCTCCATCAGGCAGAACGCCGTTGAAATACCGCAGTTCATCGGCAGGGAACAGCAGACCTTCACGCACATAGGGCTTTCCCATGTACTTTGCCCACCATGTCGCATCGTCAATGCTGGCTTTCATATCGGCATAGTAGGCATCATCAAATCCAACGCCATAGTCATAATTGAAGTTGCTGTGTCCGTTCTCGTCCACCGCAGGAATCACCCGGAATCTGTACTTCGGGTTGTCTGCATACTGGTTCTGGATGCGCCCAAGAGGGTCAAGCACGTTCCAGCGTGTGCCGACCATCAACTCTAATGCGCCCTGCTTTTTGCGGTCTTTCAGCTGGTTCAGATAGGCATCGTACTTGTTGTTCAAACGCTCAACGTTCAGGCTTTCCTCCAAGTCCTCGATCAAGTCATCACTGTACAGAACGCCGCCCTCACCGATTTCAACAGCACCAGTCAGCGTACCTCCAATAGAGCGGCAGGTCAGGGTGGGGAAGCGCTTCTTTCGGTTCAGGTCAACGCTTTCGTCCTTTGCGCTTTTGTCCACAAGCTGAACGTCAGGGAAGATTTTGCCCCAGTTGTAGGTAACAGGGTCGGTGATGATGGACAGCACTTCGCCGTAGAAGCCATTGGTCAGCTTGTCGGAATGTCCGCTCATAACCGATGCAACGTCAGGACGGTTGCCCATCAGCCATGTGATGAAAAAGATGCACAGGGTACTGTTATGGGTGGGAATCAGCCGCTTACCAACGCAGTACACGCCACCCTCAACCTGAATGCAGTTGCCCTGCTTCGGCTCGATGCGTTCAAACCCACAAAACGCCACACGGCGAGGTTTGGAGAACTCCTTTAGCTGCTTGCGAGGAACAACGCAAGGAATAGGGCAGGTAGGATTAAAAGAGATGGAATAGACTGTCAAATTGCCTTTAATGCCACTAGATGATACACGAGGTGGATATTCAACCACGCTGCATCTCCATCCAAAGGTAGAAACCAGCGTGACAAAATCATCTCTCATTTGCGGCTCTGTGGTAGAAAAAGCGTACCGATGCTCTTTTGCCCGTAACGTACCGTCTGTATCAAGCAGACCAGCAAGCAATTCCATGCGCTGTGCAATGCTGGCTGTAAAGTATTCTTCTGGGATATGCTTCACGCAGCGGCGGTGACTATGGCACATATCGCTTTTTTGAAGTGCTTGTCGCAAACCAGAGAATCCGTAGTACTCAACGCCAGTGTCCTTGTGAACCGTATGCCAACTAACCGGGTATCCATCGTTAATGACGCGCTCGACAATCACTCGATCACAAGGAGGTTCGCAAATATCCGGGTGCTGATTGCGACCATCGCCAAGCCATGCGCCCAACGTATACGGCTCAACGGGCAGTTTTTTATACTCTCCCTCAACAAAATTTTTGAACGGAACCTGATAACAGAATCTTATACCATCTTTTGTATCGGTAACATAATCCTCCATCATCCGCTTAGTTTCGACCACATCAAATCCGTTCTTATGACGGTTAAAGACCGGCCACTCGTGGTTTTCGTGGCAGTCAATGTATGTGCCGTCAGAGAAATGGCAACGCACATCAAGCTGGCACTTAGGCGAAACGGCCAGCACTTTTACAAACTGACCTTTCGGGCTGATGACTTCATCGCCAACCTGTAAATCGCCGTGATTCTTCCAGCCACTTCTTGTTAAAATCGGCGTATCATCACTCAAAGCCTTGCCAACGCGAGCCGGAAGACTAACTCCCAAGAAGTCAATCCGCTTATAAAACAAGTCCTCAAGGTCATCTGCCAGCACTTTCAGAACCCTGCGTCTAGGCTGATAGAACTTTTTTTCCGGCGCACGGTTCCATTCAAGGTAGATGCAATAGCTGTCGAACACATCTTTTGCTTCAAACAGGTACGTCCGGCTGATAATGTCATAGACCTTCGCCACATCCTCGCCTGTTTTCATCTTTCCCATCATGGCTGCGCAGACAGAACGTAGCTCACCAGAGTATTTATAGGCATCGAACCGCTTGTCTTGCGGCAGGGCATCTCTCAGGTTCACCACCGCCTGAAACCAATCCTCATAGACCTGCGCTTCTGTCGGATTCTGCTTTGCATACGCTTTGATGCTGTCAATGATGGCGATACACTGCTTTGGCTGCATAAAAAAATAGGCACCCCCTACCTGAAAATGTAAAGAGTGCCTACAACTGCACAAAAATTGAATATTCGATTTTTATAATGCAATTTTAGAAAATTTCTTTCTCAAAATCAATTAAAAGAACTGCCCGACCGTTTCTAACCCTTTTTCTACCTTCTTCATTATGCTGTTTTCGGAGAGATACTCCATACCTTTCAAGGTAATCTGCGGGTGAATCGGCTCTACAATATGTGGGAACTTGTTCGTCAGGTCTTGCGTGTAGACCAGACCACGAATGAAACCGTTCATTTGCAGTTCGATCATAATCTGCTCCCAGTCAGAGACCTTTATCTTCATTGCTTTTGCAGAGATAAGCTCATAGTCAAATTCTTCATCGCCCTTGTGCTTATCCAGCAGTTTGAGAATTTTGTAGATGGCATTAAAATTGTCCATAAGCTACTCCTTTCACCTGTTCTGTTCAGCAATCCGATACCATGTCTGGCGGGTCACGCCAAGCTGCTTGGCAGCGTCCGTGACCGTGAGAATACGCTTCTCCACCTGCTCATGGAGAACGTCAAAGAGGTTGCGGTCATACTCGGTGGGCTTGCGGCCTTTATAAACGCCTTTCTGCTTTGCCACTTCGATGCCCTCTTGCTGGCGATCAAGCATATTCTGTCGTTCAAATTCGTTAATGGCTGCAATCATCGTCAGCATCAGTTTACCGGTGGGAGTGCCTGTATCTAGGTTTTCTTTATCACTGGCAAGGTGTACGCCGTTAGCTTGCAGTGTTTCAACCATTTCAAGCAAGTCCTTCGTGCTGCGAGCAAGACGGCTGAAATCGTGGATAAACACGGTATCGCCCGGCTGAACCGATTTAAGCATCTTCTGCAACTCCGGTCTATCCATATTCTTACCAGAGACCTTCTCGATAAACCAACGGTCAATGTTGTGTCGCTTCAACGCTTCCACCTGTCGTGTTTCATTCTGCTCAACAGTAGATACACGAACATACGCTACATTCATTCAGAATCACTGTCCTTTGCTCTTTTGGGGTATTCCAAACGGTAAAAATCTTCTTTTTCCTTTTTGATGGTTTTGGGACGAATGATAATTTCGTAGCCAAGTTCATCTGCAAATTGTGCGAATTTCTCTGTGCTCAATTCTCCACGATTCAGTCTATCCGTGACGCTCGTTGCTGCTTTATAGCCAAGTTTTTTCGCGAGAACCTTGTAAGTTATTTTCGGATGAGAATTTACAACCATGTCCTTGATAATTTCTGCGGCTCTCATTTTTTCTCCCTCTTTCTTTTTGCTGGCTTCAGTATATCACAAACGTATTTATACGTCAAGCGTAAATTTACGTTTTCTGTATATATAAATATACTATACTCTGTATTTACAGAGTATAGTAGTATAAGGATGTTAATGATTTTACATGAAAACGTGTATACGCTTTATTTTTGAACTGTTCCGAATCTGTAAAGTATATTTTATTCAAATTTCCATATTGACAAGTGTTCGGTATATGGTATATACTATCACCAGCAACAAAGCGAGGTGATGAAGTTGCAGAAAGCAGCAGAGCCGTCTAAAAGTGAATCTATGCGTATGGTTTCATTCAGACTTAGCGAAGAGGATATCGAAAAAATCACATTTTGCGCTAATGCTCTGGACGGAACCAAGAGTGATGTTGTAAGAATGGGGATTGATCTAATCTTCAACGTTGCAGAACGCATAAAAAAATAAGCTATCAGCACCCACCTACCAAAGTTTAGCTGATAGCTTATCCGTTACAAAAAGAAGGCACTGCAACCACCAAGGGGGCAGTCTCCCTTTTCGGAATCTATTATACCAAAAAGGGCTGCTCTCCGCAAGAGTTAGGAGCAAAAAACATGAACTTTCCCACGACAACCGAAGAATTTCTGAAAACCCTCGCACACGGCAAAGAACCGACCAGCGAGGACAGGGAGTACGCAGAAGCGCTGGGTAAGCTGTCCGAACTGAATTACCGGGCAGGGTACGAAGCGGGAGCATCCAAAAATAAGGGCTGAGTTTTGTGCAAATCTACAAACTTTTAGATTTTGTACAGATACCAGTACTACATTAAGCGTTTGCGTAATTGACAAGCCACAACATATTGCGTATACTGGTTGCACCCACATGAAGGGAGGTGAGTTTATGTACAGTCCGTATCTTGAACGCCACAATCACACGTTCACTGTTGCGCTGACCGAACGGCAGTTCCAGTGGCTGAAAGCCTATTGCACAGAACACAAGGTCGCACAGGCCGCAGCCATCCGTGACACGTTCTTTGTGGTGCATCCTATCCCGGAGACCAATGAAAACGAAAAATGATACGCTCGCTAAAGTTTGGCGACAGCAGCGAACGTATCATCAACCACACTGGAACAAGCTGTTCCAGCCTTATTATAGCAGGAATTGGCTTGTTCCGCAAGAACCATAGGAGTTTTTATGGAACAAAAGGTTAAATATGCTATCAATCTTATCAGCGAAAACGGACAGGTTGTCGTGTCCAGCCGTGAAGTAGCAGAGAATTTCGGAAAAGAACATCGGAACGTCATGCGAGATGTAGAAAACATCATGTCACAGGGTGTGCTCAAAAATGAGCAGACCCCCATGTTCTTCAAAACCGAGTACACCCACGAGCAGAACGGTCAGACATATCCCATGTATCTGATGAACCGTGACGGTTTCACCTTGCTGGCTATGGGATTTACAGGTAAAGAAGCCCTTGAATGGAAACTCAAGTACATTGACGCTTTCAATCAGATGGAGCAGAAGCTTACCAACCCGGAGCCTGAATCCACGGAAATGCTGTTGAGCCGCGCTCTGATCGCTGCTAACAGTGTTATCGACACGGAGCGCAAGAAGGTAAAGGCTCTGGAAGCGGAAAACGCCAAGATGAAGCCTGATTCCGACTATGCAAAGGCGATGCTGCTTTCCGATGAAAGCCTGACTACCACGCAGATTGCCATGAACTACGGCATGAGCGCACGAAAGCTGAACCAGATTCTTAGAGGGCTTGGCATCCAACATACTGTGAACAAACAGTGGATTCCTTACCAGAAGTATCTTGGCAACGGATACGTTGTCGGGCATCCGATCGAGCTGCCGAACGGCAAGACGAAAGAGGTCACCCGCTGGACGAGAGCCGGTCAGAAGTTCATTTACAGCAAGCTCAAAGAAGCGGGCTATCTGCCTGTTGGCGAGCAAATCAGAATGGAAACGTGCTGATGGACTACTCGGAAGAAATGTTTCGGCTACAAGCTGAGAATGAAGAGCACAAAGCCGTTTTAGAAAAAAGCCATGAAATCCTTAATCAGGCATTAGAAATCATCATGCCAGAGGATAAGCGGTCAAGAGAAGTTGTAAGTGTAGCACTAGCAACGTCCGTACAACATTTTTGCGAAGACAGCTATTCAATGGGATACAATGATTGTTTGCTCGACATTCTCAGGGAAAAGGAAGAAGTCAGTGCTCCTATCATGTTTCCAACACTTAAATCGTAAATAGCCCATAAGAAAAGCCAGTGGTTAGAGAGCATCTAGCCGCTGGCTTTTCGTGTTTACGGAACTATAAATCGGCAATCAGTGAATTTGTTTCCATCAAAATCACCGACGAATGTAACGGTCTGGCCGGGAGAAAGCATAGAAATCTTGTCTTTTTCGTTTTCCGGGAATCCAGCCATATAAACGGTATAACCAATGCTGTGAGAAGTGACGAAGTTCACACTGAACATAACAGTGTACGGATTATCTAACTTAATCATTGCGTCTGATACACTGTTGACTTGATATGTCACCTTATATTGCTTGCCAGCGTATTTGTCTTTTGCCTTTACAGCGTTGTCGGCCGCCTGTTTTGCATAGTAATCCAAATCAAGCGTTGGAATATCATCATCTGGGTTATGCGAAGAAGCACTGGATGCCACCCACTCACTGCTTGCGGGTTCAGAGCTTATAGGCTGTTCAGATTCGGATGCCGCTTTTTGAGATGCCGGAGTGCTACTTGCTGAGCTTTCGGAAACTTCTTCAATAGAGCTACCATCCAGTTCCGTTGCCGTAGACTTGGCGGAGGAAGATGTAACGCCGGAGCTTGCCGATTCATCATGTGATGGCTCTGGTGTTACAGCCAAACATATAACAAGAACTGCAAATGATGCAAAGAAAGCAATTAACATCCGATTGTCTTTCTTATGCGTTGCTTTGTTGTAAAGACACAGCGCTCCAAACACAGGCGTTGCAACCAGAGCAATCATTCCAAATAAGGCGTACATTTTTGTAGATTCCTTCCTTTATTCAACTGGCGTTAGCAAGACTTCTGCGCTAATCGAAAGTTCGATATGGTAGCCGTTTTTAACGGTAACATTCTGCTTTTCGCCAGTTTTTTCAAATTTCAGCGTATCACTCACATCGTCAGAATTTGAATCAGACACCACAAATACTGTAGCTTCTTTGTTTTGATTCTCAACTTCGTATGTGCCAGTCGGAACCATGTACCAGATATATTTATAACCACTTTTGTTCGTTTTTTCTTTTCCGTAATCGCCAAGAACTTCATCAACTAAAACAATAGAGTCGTTCTCTTCTACGGCTTCTTCCGAAGTAACAGACGGATTTTCAGATTCTGCCTTTACAGATGATGCAATGGATGACATCGGCTTTTCACTTTCTGAACTAGATGCAATATTCGTTTTGTCACGAGGGCTTACCAAATCCATAATAAAAGCCAATACGAACATTGCCATAAGGATTTTGAACCACAGCCGCTTATAAGCTGGCTTTGGCGGTGTATTCTCTCCACCACACTGCGGACAAGTTTTAGCGGTAGCCGCTATCCTTGCGCCGCAGTGTTTACACTTTACGAGTTTTGCCATTTTACAATGCCCCTTTCTTACGGTCAAGTATAGCACAGATTAGACCGGGAAAGAGGCCTTTTTGTATTTTTCGGAAAATTTGGAGACTTGCACAATTAGATTGGTTTTGATTTGTGAAGGTGGGGTGGGTGTTGGCAATGAAAGTGCCTTTTTTATTCTGGTCGGAGGAGACGAGACTCACCGCCCACCACCCGGGCCTCCGGCCCTATTCCCCCCGGGGTGACCCCAGCGCACCCGGGCGGCCTGCACACGACAGGCAGCAGCACAGGCCGTGCCAGAGCAAGACAGACCACGCAAGGCAAGGCACACACGCCCGGACGCTGGGAACGCTGCACCGGGTAGATTGGGACGGCGGTGGGCGCTGGAGGGCGTGGAGTGTGTCCGATAGGGCACGCCCAAACGGACAAAAAATAAAAACGTATAAATACGTCATTATGTTGCGTGTGCAACTTGACAAAAACGTAAATATACGTTACAATATAGGCACAACGTAGATATACGTTACACCTACCAAATACCGTTACAAAACAGGAGGGCAAAAACCATGAAAACCACATTAAAAGACATTCGCCGCTATATTACCACCAACGCCGCAGAGGACTTGACCAAAAAGCGTTTTGCAGAGATTGACGCAATCCGCGTTGCAGAATGTGGATTTGAAACCATCGCATACAGCACCGGCATTTACGGTGTTACCGGCGTTCTGGTAAAGGGCAACACCACCGGCAAGCTGTACGCCGTCACCGCCCGCACCTCTGCGCTGTTCCAGGTTATGTAATAGGGGGACAGTGATATGTTAGTACTTGATGCAACCCAGTGGGCCGCCCTCTGGTATGTAGGCGGCATGATCTCCGGCGCACTCGTTATGATTGCATTTCTTAACAGCTAATAAGGAGGGGCAAAACGATGAAATACCATAAAATTAGAGGGGTGGACAAATCCACCTGCACAGCAGAACAGAAAATTGCCTATAATATGGCGTGGTACATTTGGAACGATTGCCGCTATAACTGGACTGACTGCCGCACTCGGATTGACTGGAGCGAACAGGAGAACACCGCCATCCGGGACTATATAGACCACTGGCAGCGCAACTATGCGGGAAAAAACAAAAGGTGTGATATTGACAGTATCTTTTGCGCCTTGCGTGCAGGTTTGCACGACTACCTGACCGGCTCAACACACGTTCTAATGAGCTATCACGATATTGGGGCAGCGTTCCCCGCAAATTATTTGGAGGGCTGAAAAAATGACGACGTTTGAAGAAAAAGTGAACGCATACCGCGAAAACAAACGACTGATTGAAGAGCTTGAAGCAATGAACGACGCTGTAAAGGCTGAAATTATTGCCATGATGCACGGCGCGCCGGAAATGGTGCAGGGCACTGCAAAGGCCATTTATAAAGATGTGCAAAGCGTCCGGCTTGATAGCAAGCTACTTAAGACGTTGCACCCGGATGTATACGCAGAATGCAGCAGCAAAACCAGCTACAAGCGTTTTAGCGTGGTATGAGGGGGTGCGACAAGTGATATTTTCCTGCATCCTGTTTTTCTTCTGGTTCTTTTCGGCGTTGTTTAAGGCGTCCAAGTGACGCCGCCCAGACACTTTAGCGGGGCTGCACCGTAAAGCAACCCCGCCCCAGCCCAAAAGGGCAAAAAACTTTTGCAAGTCCTGTTTTTAGGGCTTGCAGTATGATATACTATAACAAAAGGGGCAGTAAAGGCCCAGAAAGAAAGGCATCACCATGAAAACTTACACTGAACACGAAGTCAACGGCTTGAGCATTTACGTTGATGACGAGACCGGAAAAGTGCATCACGCAGTAAATTGGGATAGCACAAACCAAACAACGCTTTATCCGTACGCCTATAACACCCGCTCCCATGTATGGGATAACGTCAGCGGGGATTACACGTTAGCAGGATTGAAACGCACAAAGCGATTGATTGAATGGCACTAATAAAATCATCACCCGGTCAGCAATAGCCGGGCTTTTCTTTTGCCTTGCATCCGCTGAGGGCGCAGGGCTTTTATTTTGCCCTGCTACAATACAGCTATATACAATCGTTTACAGCGGTTTTTATATCATTCATGCAGTTATACCGCCAACGACGTAAAACGGCACACAGGGCTTTACAGGCGCTTTTCCAGCGATTTGCCCCATTCTACCGCCTACAATACCAGACCGACACAAGCGGCCATAATACCGCCTGCGCCACGCCGGAGCGTATCACAGCGCCTCAGCACCTCCAGAGCATACCAGATACCAGCGCTACGCCCGGACGTTGTACAGGCCAGCACAGCAGCCCTATTATAATAATGTATATAAGGGCGCAGGGGTGCGCCCCTGTTATGGATCCATGCCAGACAGTGCAGCAGACCGCAGACCACGCAAGCCCGGCGGGGTCTCGATGCTTCCAACGCCTAGCATTAGCCTGGTACCGGGTTAGCCTGGCATTATGCTTTCTTCCTGGCTCAGCGGGCGGCGCGGAACCATTGGCGGCTACCGCCGTATCTCTTTTCGGGCTTTCGCCCGATAGCCAATAGAGGTCAGCAATAGTCATAGCGTTCCGGCTGGAATAGTCGTAGCAAATAGTCGTAGTTTCTCCAATAAAATAGTCGTGAAATAGTCGTAAAGTCGTCAGACGACTGACTTTTGAAAGTCCTATATATCGTATAATAACGAGTGGTCCGCTGATAGTCGCAGAGTAATAGTCGTAGCGTTTTCTTGCGAACCATCGTCAAATAGTCGTGTATTTTTTGTGTAAAATAGTCGTTCGCCTTTTAGAGAAAGAGAGGTGCGATAGTCGCTAAGTCATCCGACATCCCCAAAATCAATAGATGTCAAGACACCTGTCAATTTTAATCCCAATCGCATTACCTCAAAATCTTTAACAATCGTACTTATTATAATAGTCGCAGATAATTGCTCAATCTTTTTAACTATTATTCTACTAGAATAGTCGTACCCTCTGGTTCAGTTCGTTTCTCTTCGATTTAATTACCGACAACTACAATCATATCATATCAACTAACTAGGATTATCCATTTGGCAAATACCTCAATACTTTTAACTATCTAATAAGGCTATCCGGCTGGTCAGTCACTTTCAATTTGTAATCAACTGCTTATACAGTCATGCAACATTTCTACATATTCAACCGACTGCAAAATGAAGTCAATTCTCCATGTGGAACAGTCACAGACCATCCACCAGTCCGAGCCTTACGCCAGTTCTCGCCTACGGTCTGCTCTGCTGGCTAACGGTGCAGCTTTGGAGATAGAGGGTAACCAGCTTGCAATTTCGCATAACTGTTATTTATTCACTTTTGAACTATCGTGGCACACCCGGCTCCGTCAACGCGCGTGCTCGCGCATATAACGCCCGCGGACGCGCTAAACACACGGGGAGGGAAAGGGGGAGCACGGAAGATGTTAGGGGGATTATAGGGGGTAATAGGGGTTGTAGGGGGAAGAGGGGGACAAAAGGGGGGAAGAGGAAACAAGGGGGAAAGGGGACAAAAATTTGAAAGCCGTTTCCGAAAGTGATAGTCGAAGCGTTTTTTCGTCTCGCACATCTTGTTTCCGTCTCAATCAGCCTTGCGGTTAGACAAATAGCCGTTGGCATCCGCTCATCTGGCTGCTATCATCGCGGGAAAGGCGTGTAAGAGCCTGTCTGCCGCGTTTTTCTGGCTGACCCGATAACTTTCACGTCTGACCCTGAAAAGTCGTTTTCCACGCTCCTACATCGTTCTAATCGCATGCTCTAGTAGTTTGAGATATGCCATCAACATCAACGGAGAGCCGTCTACGAGCGTCTGTGGCGCGTTTTTGCAATGAAGTCGATAAAGTTATCGTCCAGCACCTAAAACGCCTTAAAGCAGGCTTTCTCTCGGTGTTTAAGCGAAACAAGAAAAAGCCATCCTGTCATAAGTTGACAGAACAGCTCTTGGCAGTTCGTTGTATTGCGCTCATTCTTCAACCAGAGTGATTTTCGGAAGCTGGTCAACAGGTGTTCTCATAACCCACTGAAATGTTTCCCAAAGCCCATCGTACGTCTGGAAGATGTTTGCATGGCGTCTTTCATCGCCCCGATGAGTCCCGATAAAAAGTCTTACGGCAAAATCAGCTTCATTGCGTTGCAAGCCAATGGACATTAACAGTTTTTTGTATCGATTCTGCGTCATCTTTTCGTTCTCCTTTCAATCCATCCAAGTATACTCTTGAAACCGTTGGATTTGCTTGTTAAACGTAATGGGAAGGTCGCCTATCTCACCCTCCTTGTTCTTGCTCAGCCGGAACAGATACTTGTCGGGGTTATCGCCGGACAGAAGGATGATTGCATCTGCGTCCTGTTCAATCTGCCCGCTCTCTCGCAAGTCGGAGTTAGTAGGCGTTGCTCCGGGCTTGGATGGGTTTCGATTAAGCTGTGCTAGTGCCACCACGACAATGCCTGTGGTCTGTGCCAGCTCGTGTAAGGCAATGGATATAGTTGTAATGGCGGCATATCTGTCCTTTGCGCCTGTTTCGTGGATGAGTTGAAGATAGTCTACGAAGATGATTTGAGCCTTTTTACGGAGAGCCTGAGCCTTCATCCACGCCACGTTCTTTCCGGCAGCGGAGCGGATATATAAGGGCATTTTCATGTTCTTTGCCTGTCCGTCAATCTCATTCAAGCTAACCGCTTTGTTTTTCACCGTGTCCAGAGGGCAGTATATTTGATTAGCCATCAGACGCGCGCCCAGCTTGCGTTTGCTGGTTTCCAAGCTGAAATAGTACACGGTGTAGTCCTGCTTTGCCATGCTTGCTGCTATTTGCAAGGACAAGGCTGTCTTGCCCGCAGACGGTCTGCCGCCGATAATAATGAAATCACCCGGTGAGATGTGCAACGCTTCATCCAGACGCTCTAGGCCCGTCTTGATATACACAGGCTTCTCGTCCATGTGAAGCACATAGTCGTTCAGCACATCCTCGTATGTCCACGCATCTTCTTCCTCAGCTTTCAGGCTCATCGCCTCGCCCATCTGCTGATAGATGTCTGATAAATCAGAATAGTCGGTAAGCTCGCTGGTCATCTGAAATGCCAGACCTTGCACACGAGTGAGTGCAGCTTGTTCTCTGATAAGCTGTGCCCAACGTTGCATCTGCTCTCTGTCAATGCGCACGCACTCCGATTCGCAGGTCTGCACACACGCTAAAAGCGTCTGCGCTACGTCTGGATGCTGCGTGTTTATCTCGACTATATCTATCTTGCCCCTAGCCGTCCAATAGCCCTGAACAGCCGCAAAAGCGTCTCTCAGTTCAGGTCTAAACAAGTCAAGTTCAAGGTCTGGTATAATTTCATCCACAACGCCCGGCTTGCAGAGCATCAGCGCCCCGATAAATACCGTTTGAACGTCCATTGTCATAGTCTAGGAAACTCCATCTCCGTACTTTGCTCGTACTGGTCATCCTGTTTCAATGCGTAAATGTCCTGCCATCCGGCATAGATGCTCTGGTCGAGAATAGCTTTCCAGTCATGCCGATCAAACTTTTCCAGCTTGTTGCAGAGCATCTGTTTTGCCCGGTCTGTCATAGGCTTTTTGATTCTTGTACGCATCTGTGCGAACTCTCGCAGGGATTCCAGCAGGGCTTTATCGCCATGAGCAAAGTCTGAGAAGATGTCAGGTTTCTTCTTGACTGCACTCTCCGGCAAGGTCTTGACGTTCATCTGACTGTCAGTTGATACAATGGGTTCATTGTCATCTGACTTTGAACTCATAGATGAGCTGACCTTCATCTCATTTATGACATGAGGATGAGCTGACTTTCGTGTAGACCATCCTTTTGACGCAATATCACTTCTTTTCCACTCTTCATCGAGCAAATGCTTAATTAAAATGAAACAAGATTCTGCTTTTTTTGAGTTCAAAGTTGCGTCTTTTTCTTCAAAAACGTATGCACAGATTGCATCGTATAGTTCCAACTTTTCTTTGCTTTTGAGTGTGGAGATGGCTTCAAAGTAATATCGTTGGAATGTAAAGCTGTCTCGTTTTTTGTCCATACCTATCCCCCATTAAAACAGGCACTCAGCGTCAGACTCACGCAGCCAGCCTTCACCCGGAATATTAACTATCTCATAATACTGCCGTGCAACGTAAATTATTTTCTGCCCATCCTCAGCAATCAGGCCGACAATCAGATAGTTGCCAGCAGCCATAAAGAACCAAGGGTTGCTCTTGTAGGTCTCGCCCTTCATCCAGTTCTTCATCCTGTTCACGGCTTTTTCAATATCCTTATCGGGGCAGTCCGGGTTTTTGTACGCAAAGAAATCCTCAGGAAATTTAAGTTTTTTTACTTTCTGAATCCCTCTCTCGTTCTCGTGATTCTCTTATGCACCTTGACAGGTCTTGTGCCTTTGCCATACGCTGGTCGGGTATGTTTTGCCTTGATGTACCCGCAAGGTGGCTTCGGCCCGAAGTCAAAAAAGCTCAAGTCCATAACGATGATGCCAAATTTTTTGTTTGTCATGTTTACTGCTCCTTACGCATACCATTTTGGTGCTTTATTGAAGATTTCAACGCCTTTCGCAAAGCCCATCTTTTCTAAGGTTTCACACATGATGCCATCCATCATGCTGTGAACGATTTCTTCATCATCGCCGTACTTTTGGTACGCTTCCTGCATTTCTGTCGTGAATGTGTCAATCATATCTTGCGTAACAACGATATTGTTTTCCATAAGCCCTCCTATACCATCGGAAACGTCATTCAATGCGTCACAGGACACTGAATGTTCGGGTCAATAGTCGGTGTTGCATCAATAGCATCCAGCACCTCATCATAGAAAGCTCCTCCATCGGGATTCGAAAACGAACTAGCTCTGTCTGCGTCCAAAGCGCATTTTTCAATCTTCTGGCGCAGCGCATCTGCATCAATCGGTCTCATATCTGTCAACCCTCCGGCGCATAAATGCGCATCCAATGTGTGACCGTCACGTTATCCGGCAGTCTCTCGCCTATCTCATCCCAGAACTGACCGTCTGCGTAACAGCCAAGAAAGTACGCTGTCGGCGAGATTCCTTGCAACATTTTTCCATCTTTATCACGCCACGTTGTCTTAGTCGCAAGCAACAAAGGCTGCGTCCGCTCTCGTGGCGGTTCGCTTGCTGGATGCCAAAGTGTGTTAGCCATTGTTATACCCCGCAGCGGCAAGAACGACTACATATCCAATTAAGAAAATAGCAACATTGAGAACCGCACAAGCAACAACCTTGATAACGGTGCTGTCAATATATTCATCCAAAGTTTCCCAAAGGATATATCGTTCAAACAGATAAATGGGAGATACAAACAACATACCAACCATCGTTGTCAAAACGATGCCTAAAGCGACTTCATATATCGGCATTGACTTTTCTCCCTTCAATCTCCATCCCATACGCCGTCAGGACGCATCTTTGCAAACGCAAGCAAACCGTACAATGCGCGCTTGGCGTTGCCCTCTGTGGCGTGCCAGTAGTCGCTATCGTCTACATCGTCACCTAGTGCAGAAATAGCCTTTTCAAGCATCGGGATGCTCTCTGCGCCTGTTTTGCCGTAAATGGAGCGGATGCCCTTGCTACCCAACACATCATCACGACGAAAGTACTTTCCATAATTATAGGTGATATTAAGCCACAGTTCCTTTGTTCCTACAATGGAACGAGTGCCACCAGCAACAAAGTGTATATCATCCACTTCAAGTGTTTCGTGCGTTACTGGGTCGCATAGTGAAATATCATAGCTCATTTCCTCATCCTTTCGCCAGCCATACAGCCAAAAATCCACCGCAAAAGACAACGGCGTTGATAGTCGCCATTATTATCGCATGAATAATTGTTGAGCGTTCTGGATGCTTCCGTGACCATTCAATTGAAATGCTATCGGTCATATCCCAAAGAAACATTTCAAAAAGCGTAATAAAGCCTCCAACGAATAATGTTATAATTGACCCAAGAGCAAATATGACGAGCGTATCTTTAGTTGTCATTTTCTCTTTTCTCCCATTCCTTACATCCACGTTCATCCCACACGAAGTCTGCAACGTGTTCTGACTGGTCGTTCACGCACACGCCCTCCGACTCTGCGTACCATTTGCAAGAGCCGCAGGACGGCTCAGATTTGTTCTCACAGGATTCTGCCGTACATCGGATAGATTTGCCAGCAGAGAACTGCTTGATGCCCATGCAAGAGCAATGTTCGGTGGTGCAGTAGAAATTCATCCGATTTTCCTCCAACCGATTAACTCGCAGACGCCAATCGTTACAGGGTCGCATCTGTGAATAACTACGTCTCCTGTTCTGTGTTCCTCGATAGACGGTCTGTAGACAAATCCTTTTTCTTTTGATTCAAAAACTCCATCGAGAATGGTCTCCGGCAAAATTAAAAATCCATCAGAATCTAAGATGGCATCGCATTGCTTGCATTTATAGACGCAAACTTTTTTCATCTTCTTTGCCCTCTCTTTCCTCTGTTGAACCGTCCGATCACTCGCTTATACTCTGCATAGCACTCCGGGCATAGGTCGCCAGTGTCCCTGCGCCATGCCCAGTCCTTGAAGTATTCGTCAGGGTTCATCATCCTACCGCCGAGAACTGCTCCGCAGCGGTCACACACTCGCTTGTGGTAGATTCCTCTGTCAGTTTGCATCGTCTGCCACCTCTCTGTACTCCACGTCAATCCCTTTCGGCAAAGCCGTCTGATACTTCTGAGCCAACTGTTCTGCGCTCTGAGCATCGCCCAACGGCTGTTCAGGCGGCGCAACGGTGACTTCCACGTTGTCACGCATACCAAAGTAGTTCTTGGCTCGGAAAATCCACTCTGCCGGGTTCTCCTGACCGTACATACCGTTGTACGCCCACATGGATTGCATTTGAAGAATCAGTTTGAGGATGTACTTCTGCTGCAAGCTGTCGTCACGGCGCTTGCCCGCCATAATCTGCTTCAGGCTCACCCATTCGATGCCCAGCACCAGTGCAATCCATTCCACCACAGGGGAGATTCTGGCTTCGATGCAAGCGTCAAAGAAGAAGTCAAGGCGCTGCTGCACTTCAATCGGGTTGTTCATGTCCACGCTTGGAAGGTCGCCAAAATACTTGGCTGCAATCATGCCGATGACCTTCTTGTCCTCTTCACCACCGATTCTCGACCGCAAATCGCCTGTATTCAGCATCTTAGACCTCGTGATTGCTAACTCCTGTTGTTCTTTCACCTTTTTACTCACCTGTGAGCGGATAGATTTCCGCTTGTTAAGCATCTGCTGTTTCTTCTTCTCACGCTCTTTCTCACGCTTCGCAGCGGCTTCTTCTTTCGCCTTTTGCGCCCGCT